ATGGGCCTCACCGTCACCGAGATCAGGAACGCGAAGCCGCAGGCCGCTCGCACCAAATTGACCGACTCGGGGGGCCTTGTCCTTGAGGTCAGCCCCAAGGGCGTCAAAACATGGAAGCTGCAATTCCGCCACCGGGGGAAGCAGCGCACCTTATCGCTCGGACGGTGGCCGGATCATTCTCTTGCCGAGGCTCGCGAATGGCGCGAGGCAATCAAAGCCAAACTGCGGCAGGGCCAAGACCCTATCGCCGATGTGCGCGCGGCTAAGCGTGAGCAAGTGATCGGCGCGGTGACGTTCGAAGAGATCGCGCGCGAGTTTCTCGACAAGCAGGCGGGGGTGTTGGACGCCCGATATCACGCTTGGGTCGTGGCCCGGTTCGACAACGATGTCTTTCCTGAGATCGGCGCAAACCCCTTGGCCGACTTCTCGCACGCGGATGTGTTGCGGTTAATCCGGCGCTTCGAGAAGCGCGATGCGATCGAGATCGGGCGCAAGACCCTAGGTTACGTTTCGAAGGTGATGCAGTATGGAATCGCGAAGGGCCTGTTGGTGCAGAACCCGGTGCCCAACGCTCTCCCTGCGATGAAGCCGAAGCCGAAGGTGCAGCACTTCGCCAAGCTGCCTGCGGCGCGGCTACCGGAGTTCTTCGAGCGGCTGAGCAGATCGGGCGCTGACCCGGTGACGCTGCTCGCGATCCGGTGGACGATGCTGACGATGGTGCGAACCAACGAGACCCGCTTTGCCCGCCCCGAGGAGATCGAGGGCCTGAGCGCGGGAAACCCGATCTGGCGAATACCTGCCGACCGGATGAAGATGTCCCGCGAGCACATTGTCCCGCTGCCCAAGCAGGCGGTCGCACTGCTCGACGCGATCGAGGCCGTGCGGGTCGCCAGCGGCAGCCCGTGGATGTTCCCCCAAACGACCAACGCGAAGAAGGCTATCAGCGAGAACCGGATGCTCTATTGCCTCTACGATCTTGGTTACAAGGGAGTCGCGACGATGCACGGCTTCCGGGGCTTGGCCTCGACCGTGCTCAACGAGCAGGTGGACAAGCGGGGCACCAGGCTCTTTGATCGGGACTGGATCGAGTTGCAGCTTGCGCACGATGAGTCGTCCGACGTGCGCGCGGCATACAACGCCGCCGAGTATCTCGGGCCTCGCCGTCGGATGCTGCAATGGTGGGCGAACTATCTCGTCGATCAGGAAGCTATCGGGAAATTGCTCTAATCTCACTTTTAAGTTGAACTGTATGCTGGTCTCGGTATGAGAGTCTCATGCACGCTCATTCGATATCACAAGAACAGGGAACGTGGTGGCGGCTCCCGAAAGTCATGGAAGAAACCGGGCTTTCGCGGGCGACGATCTATCGCCTGATGGGGCGCGGAAACTTCCCGCACAACCGCGCGCTGCGCAGCGCGCGGGCGAAGGTTTGGATTGCGAGTGAGGTGCTCGACTGGAAAGCCGAAGAGATGGTTCCTGTCGCCGATGCGGGGATCGGGGACCTTTTGTGACGCGCGCTTATTACAACGAGTTCGATACGCACGCCGCCCAATGGCTGCGTAATCTCATCGACGCGGGGCTGATTGCCTTCGGCGACGTTGACGAAAGGGATATCCGTGACATCACTCCAAACGAATTGCGCGGTTACACGCAATGCCACTTCTTCGCCGGGATCGGAGTCTGGTCTTCCGCTCTGCGGCTCGCCGGATGGCCTGATGATCGACCAGTGTGGACAGGAAGCCCACCCTGCCAACCTTTCAGCGCGGCAGGCCGAGGAGCGGGGGTTGCTGATGAGCGGCACCTATGGCCGCATTGGCACCATCTCATCCGAGAGTGCCGACCTGTGCAAGTCTTTGGTGAGCAAGTTGCGTCGAAGGACGGACTTGGTTGGCTCGACCTTGTTCAATCTGACATGGAAGGATCGGGTTACGCCGGGGGGGCGGTCGATCTCTGCGCTGCGGGCGTCGGTGCTCCGCACATCCGCCAGCGGCAGTTCTTCTTCTTCTCGGCCCTCGGGGCATCCTACGCCGCGCGCAACGGATGGGGAGAAGAACGTCCGTTCAATCGAAGGCTCGGATCGGGAGATTGCCCGGAAGGGTGGCCCGCAGGATTTGGCACAATCGGCGGCATTGAGCGGTTGGATTACAGCCGCAGCGAGGGACTACAAGGACTCGCCGGGAATGGCTCTGACGCGCGAGGACGGGCGCTCGCGGATCGATCAGCTTCCGAGGCAGGCGCAGTTGTCACATTGGCCGACGCCGATGGCGGGCAATTCGGGCAAGCCGGGAGCCTACAATCCAGCGGGGAACACGGACAGCAGCCGGAAAACGGTGGCACTGGTGGGCGGCCCGGTAGCCCTGAGCGAAGCGGATCGGATGGACTTAACCTATTGGCAAACTCCGACGGTGGATCAGTTTCGGTCTCGGGGCGGAGACCGGAAGGCGGAGATGGGGAACGACCAGATTGTTCGGACTCTGCATTTGGCACCGGGCGGACCAGCCCGACTAACGGTTTCTGGCGAGATGTTGATTGGCTCTTCTGCCGAGATGGAAAGTGGCGGCCAGTTGAACCCGGCACATTCCCTTTGGTTGATGGGGCTACCTTTCGACTGGATTCTGGCAGCCCCTTTGCAGGAAAGTCGCGCGCGCAAATCCTCAAGGGTGCAGGGAACGCAATCGTCAGGGACGCGGCGGCTCACGTCATCGGGTCGTTCCTCGAAGCAGAAGCCGATGAGATTGCAGCTTTGGATGCTCGAAGCTGCGTCAATCTGATCGGGGACCTTCTGTGAGCAACATTGACGATCTGCTCGGCGGCGCTCCGACGGCGCCACAACCGACCGAGCGCGAGCAGCGGCGCATTGAATCCGCACATCGGCTTGCCAAAGAGGCCGCGATCAAGGCGGCGGGGCACGGGGGCACGTTCGTCGAGATGGGCGCGCTCAAGCGCCCGGTTTCGCAGAACTTCCTCGCCGAAGTGTTCGACATGGACCCGGCGACCGTTCGCAAGCGATTGGTGCGGTGCCCAAAACTCGGCATGGCCGGGGGCAACCGCCCGATCTACGACTTCAAGACCGCTTGCTCATACCTGCTCCCGCCCAAAATGACGGCGGAAGAGTTCATCAAGACTCTGCACCATCTGAAACTGCCGCCTGAGGTCAACAAGACCTTCTGGCAGGGCCTTCGCGAGCGACTCCGGTTTTTGCGTGAGGCTGGCGAACTTTGGAACACGACCGACATTCTCAAAGTCTTCGGCCAGGTCAATATGATGTTCAAGGATCGCATCGATATGTGGGTTGAGGATATCCGCGATCTTCGCGGCATTTCGGACGAGCACGTCGAGAAGATCGAGCAGATGGCTCACGCGCTCAAGAACGACCTCTATCAAGACCTTGTGACTGCCCCGGCTCGCGGGGAGACCCGTAGCGTGCGCGATAGCGAGGACCCGCTGGCACCCGCCTCGCACGATGACACGGTGATCGATGAGGACATGATTTCCGATGCGATTTAGCACTGACACTTATGACGGGATTGCACGGCGCCTTGCCTCGCAGAATCCCAATATGCTCGTGCCTTGGTGGCTCATGGCCGCTTTCATGTATGAGGTCGAGAACGATCCCTTTCTGAGCGACGGCTGCTTCGATTGGCTCTCTGCCGAACTGTTCTCGAAGTGGGATGAGGTCGAGCATCGCCACAAGACCCTCATCGATCGTGACGGGCTGCGGGCCGGGACGGGACTGGCTGCCGATCTCCAAAACCTACCGACACTTATCAAGGACGCGGCGCGGCACCTTGTTTGCAAATACGCCAACGCGGCAGAAATTGGGGCGGTTGCATTCGACATCGACGATCTGCTCGGCGGATCGAATACCGGGATCGATGATTTGCTATGAGACTCCCACAAGCCACATTTCCGTCAATCGAGCACATCGTTTCCGCCAGTGCGGAAGGCGTGCGGCCCGCTGAGCGCCTGAGTGTATCAGAGGCCGCAGCGAAGTATCACATCGTCAACAATCCCGGCTCCTACGTCGGCCCGTTCTCGCTCGACAAGGCACCATACCTGATCGAGCCGATGGACGAGATGACGAGCCTTGATCTCAAGGCAGTCGTGTTCGTCGGTCCCGCTCGGACGGGCAAGTCTGCGATGCTCATCAACTGGCTTTGCCACACTGCGATCTGCGACCCCGCCGATATGCTGGTTGTCCACATGACGCAGAGCACAGCCCGCGATTGGTCCCAAGCCGATCTCGATAAGGCTGTGCGGAACTCACCCGAACTTAGGGCGCGCATGGTGCCCGGTCGCCAGAACGACAACGTGCATGACAAGTCGTTCCTGTCGGGAATGCGGCTGCTCATCAAATGGCCGTCGATCACAGAACTTTCCGGCAAGACGATCCCGCGGCAGTTCCTTATGGACTACGACCGTATGCCGGACTCAATCGGCGGCGAAGGCAACGCTTTCGATCTGACCAAAAAGCGCGGGCAGACCTTCAAGCGGCGTGCGATGTGCGTTGCCGAATCTTCGCCCGGTCGTGATGTCACGAACGCAAAGTGGGTTGCGAACTCGCCACATGAGGCTCCGCCCGCAACAGGCATTCTCGATCTCTATAACCGCGGGGATCGCCGCCGCTGGTATTGGCGTTGTCCTTGGTGCGATGAAGCATTCGAGCCAGCTTTCGGGCTTCTCAGCTACCCCGAAAGCCGAGATCACCTTGAAGCCGCTGAGCAGGTGGTGATGGGTTGCCCGCATTGCGGCGGCGTGATGACGCCAGATCAACAGCACGAACTCAACCTCGGCGGTCGCTGGGTTAAGGACGGCGCGGTGTGGTTGCCCGATGGGTCGATGGTGCCCAAGGACGGCCACACCATTCGCCGAAGCGAGATCGCCTCATTCTGGATGAAGGGGCCAGCGGCCAGTTTCACCAACTGGAAAGAACTCGTCGTGAAGTATCTCGACGCATCCGAAGCCTGGGAAAAGAACGCCGACGAAGAATCTCTGCGCACGACGGTCAACGTCGATCAAGGTGAGCCGTATATCCCGAAGGCTATGGAAGCGGGACGGTTGCCAGAAGAACTCGCGTCGCGCGCTGCCCATTGGGGCGGATCGCGGGCTGAGCCGGTTGTGCCTGAGGGCGTCCGTTTTCTCGTCACCACGGTTGACGTGCAGGCGCGCTCGTTCGTGGTGCAGGTTCACGGTATCGGTGTCGGCAACGATATCTGGCTGGTCGATTTCTTCAAGATCAGGAAGAGCCGATATCGGCATGACGATAACGGGGAAAAAGCGATCATCGATCCTGCGGCCTACCCCGAGGATTGGAATACGCTGATCGACGAGGTGATTGAGCGAACCTATCCCCTGGCCGACGGCAGTGGGCGTCGGATGCAGGTGAAACTCATTGGTTGCGACTCTGGCGGTAAGGCAGGCGTCACCTCGAAGGCTTACCAGTTCTGGCGCTCGCTGCGTGACGATGACAAGGGCCGTCAGCATCACAGTCGTTTCCAATTGGTGAAAGGCGAGGCAAAACCTTCGACCCCACGCTATCGGAAGACCTATCCCGATTCGAACCGCAAAGACCGGAACAGCGGCGCGCGCGGTGACGTGCCCGTCGTTTTCCTCAATTCCGACACGCTCAAGGATACGGTCAGCGGGATGCTCGGTCGTATCGAGGCCGAGGGCGGGCGAATCAACTTCCCGATCTGGTATGACGAGCGAGGGAAGCAAGAGGACCTCGGGTGGCTGTATTCGCAGCTTACGGCGGAAATCCGCACTGACAAAGGATGGCAAGCCAACGGCGGGCGACGCAACGAAGCGTTCGATCTTCTTTACTACACAATCGGCCTCTGCCTCGATCCTAGGATCGCATTGGAGAAGATCGATTGGTTCAATCCGCCTAAGTGGGCCGAAGAATGGGACCAAAATAATCTCGTCTTTGACGGCAACGAGGGGCCGAGGTTTGCGCCGCAGGTGCGCAAGACTGATCTTGCCGCTTTGGGCGACCTTCTGACTTGACGATTTATCAACTTTTCGATGTCAGTCTAAAGACCATGCACCATATTATCGCACTCGCTCTGCTTCTTTCTGCAAGCCCCCAAACCGTGATAGAAGATATCAAGGTGGCTCGCGAAGCCTATCGTCAGTGCGTGATTGACGAGGCGGTCAGACTCGGTGGGAACAACAACGAAAGCGCCGAAACGATCTTGTCTGCCGTTGCTTCGGTGTGCCGGGATCGCGAAGATGCAGCGCGAACAGCTTATGCTCGCGCCCCTATATCCGATTTGCGGGCCGACGTGTTGTTCAGTCGCGACCGGCAGCTTGCCCAACAGGATGCGACCGCAGCCCTGCTCAGCGCGCGGGCGTCGTAATTTTTCGCAGTAGCATTTCACTATTTAGTTGAAATCCTCATGGGTGGCGTTAAGGCTCACCTCATGGCGACCCAAGAAGAACTGCTCACCGAAGCCAAGGCGGCTTACCATCGGCTGATGCTCGGCGAGAGTGTTGTCGAGGTGCGCGATCAATCTGGTGAGAGCATTCGGTATCAGGCGGCTACGGCCTCTCGGCTGCTTGCCTATATCCGCCAGATGGAACCGACCTTTCTGCTTCCGGCAGCAAACGGGCCAATGCGTTTTGTCGGGGGGCGCCGTTAGTGGCAAGCGCGATCCAGATCGACGATCTTCTCGGCTCGTCCGAGGGGGCCAGCGCCGCCCCCGTTCCCGTCCCTGCGGTGGGTGGCGCTGGTTCAAATCTTGCGATGGGCGGGGCCTATGAGGCGGCTGATCGCTATGAGCGTTCGATGGCGCTGTGGACGCCACCGCTCACGATGGCCGATCAGGAAATTCTGCCCGCCAAGCACCTCGCCGATGCTCGCGTTCGCGACACGCTGCGGAATGACGCCTATTTCGTCAACGCGGCGAATATGCACCGCGACCACATTGTCGGCAGCATTTTTCTTCTCAACTCCAAACCAGCCTCGCGCGTGCTCTTCGGGGCCGCCGACGATATGTGGGAAGCCGAGTTTCAGGAAGAAATCGAAGAGAAGTTCACTCTTTGGGCCGAAAGTGACGAATGTTGGGTTGACGCAACTCGGCGGAATACGTTCTCCGAACTCGTGCGTCTCGCTGTCGGCATTCACTTCATGGGCGGCGAAGTCATTGCCAGCGCCGAGTGGTTGCGCGAAGAAGCAGATCGCCCGTTCAAGACCGCAATTCAGATGCTCGATCTCGAACGGGTTTCGACACCGCCGCAGTATAGTGCTGACATCGGCGTTCGCGGCGGTGTGCGCCGGAACAGCCGCGGTCGCCCGGTCGGCTACTACGTGCGTGATGCACACCCGACCGATTATCGCGATCCGCGCGCTCATCAGTGGAAGTTTGTCGATTCGGCAAAGCCGTGGGGTCGTCGCCAGATGATCCATGTCTTCGAGCAGATGCGGCCTGACCAGACCCGAGGGATTGCCGAAGTCACCGCGATGCTGCGCGAGTCCAATCAGGCGAAGACCATGCGCGCGGTCGCGTTGCAGAACATGATCGTGAACTCGTCCTATGCTGCGGCGATCGAGAGCGATCTGCCGACTGACGTTGTTTTCAATATGCTCGGTGGCGGCGGCGTCGAAAGCGCCGATGCAATGACGGGCGCGATCTCGAACTACATGGAATCCTACCTTTCGACCGTTGCCCAATACGTCGGCAAGTCGAAGTATGCGCAGATCGACGGGGTGAAAATCCCGCACCTTCCGCCTGGTTCGAAATTGAACCTGATGCCGGTTGGCCAGGGCGGCTTGCTTGGAACCGATTTCGAGCAATCTCTGCTTCGCTATATGGGCGCTGGCAGCGGCCTGACCTACGAGCAGTTCTCGCGCGATTACTCCAAGACGAACTATTCGTCGATCAAAGCCGGTCTCGCCGAGACCGGCCTGTATATGGCTTCGAAGAAGAAGATCATCGCCGATCGTTTCGCGAGCGCGATCCTTCGCTTGTGGATGGAAGAAGCCATCAACGCAAACCAGATCGAGACGCTCAAGCGTCGCGAGGTGCCGAACTTTTACGAGCCGCTGATGGCCGAAGCCTACACGGCCTGTGAATGGATCGGCTCTTCGCGCCATCAGATCGACGAACTCAAGGAAACGCAGGCTGCGGTCGCCCGTATCAACGCGGGCCTGACCACTCGTGAGATCGAGATCGCCCGCTTTGGCCGTGATTACCGCAAGGTCTTCCGCCAGTTGTCGCGGGAGAAGGCTCTTGCCGAAGACCTCGGCCTCGATTTCTCGGGCAACGATGCAATGATGGGCGCCGTTGAGGCGGCGACCGATGAAGAAGATCAGGAAGCAAAGGCGCCCCGCAATGACCAGTAACCCTTTCATGTCGCGGTTCAATCAGGCCCCGGCGCTGGTGAATCCGGAATTGCAGCTTCACTTCGAGGCCTGCTTGACCGCAGGTGCCGCACACATCGAACGGTTCGAGAAGCCGATCGAGGCGATCTCCGCCGAGGCCCACGATAACGATGACGGCTTCTGGCCTGCCGAGGATTCCTACACCGCCTTCTATCGTCCTTACAAGGTGCTCAACGGCACCCTGCGGATCGATGTGAAGGGCGTTCTCATCAACGACTTTCCGTATCAGGTCTCAGACTGGTTGACCGGCTACGAATATATCTCGCGTGCGGTGAATCGTGGGCTTGCTGATCCCGATGTGAAGCGAATTGCGCTGATGGTGAACTCGCCTGGTGGCACCGTGGCCGAGTGCTTCGAATGCGCCGATGTGATCGCCAGCGCCCGCGAACAGAAGCCGATCCAAGGTTTCGCCCGCGACTATGCCTATTCGGCGGCCTACGCGCTCATCAGCGCAACGTCGAATATCCACATGACGCGCACTGGCGGCGTTGGGTCGATTGGCGTTGTTACCGCACACACCGACATCAGCAAGCGTATGGATGCGATGGGGATGAAAGTCACCTTCATCTACGCTGGAAAGCATAAGGTCGATGGCAATCCATACGAGCCGCTTCCCGAAGCCGTGAAGGATCGGATGCAGGCGCAAATTGATGAACTCTACGAAGTGTTCGTGTCCCATGTGGCACGCCACCGGACGATGAGTGAAGACGAGGTTCGGGCAACCGAAGCCGACACCTTCACCGCGACCGAAGCCACCTCAAACGGATTGGCCGATTCGGCTGGCCCGCTTGAAGCAGCCCTGGCCTCATTCGAGGCCGAAATGTCCAACGAAACGGAGTCTGATATTATGTCCCAGGATAAGGACACTTCGGCGACCCTTGAGGCCGCCGTGAATACCGCCCGCGCAGAAGCTTTGCGTGAAGGCGCATCGCTCGAACGCGCGCGCATCACCGCGATCCTCGGTTGCGATGCAGCCAAGAACCGCCCCGTGGCCGCGCAGAACGTGGCGATGGAAACCGAGATGAGCGTTGAGGCGGCGACCAACTTCCTCGCAAAGCTGCCCGAAGAAGCGACCCCGGTTGCTTCGACTGGTGGCGAAGGCGCTGGCGTCGGTGCCAATCGCTTCGACAAGGCGATGACGAGCACGGGCAATCCGAACCTGAGCGGCAACGATCACGGCGAAGGTAGCAACGAGCCGACCGGCGCTCAGTCGCTCATCGCTGCCCGCAAGGCTGCCACCGGCTTCGGCCCGAAGAAGGTCGCTTAATCGCGCCTTTGAGTTCAACCTTTTAGTGAAGGAATAATCTCATGCCCAATATCCCTTATGGCGGCGAAGGCGTTGCGCAGGGTATCGACACCCAGGAGTTTAGCTACAACGAACTCCTGACCGGCCATGCTCCCGCATTCCTGACTGTCCCAGGCTACCAAGCCGATGGCACGGTTGCGATGGCGGCTTTCACCGTGGTCGGCGTCAATGCCGGTGCGCTCGTTCCGGCTGTTCTCGGTGGGGCTACTCCGATTGCCCCGATCGGCATTTTGCCCGCCCCGATTCTCGCGAGCGGAAACGTGCAGAAAGTCGGCCTGATCCGCGGCGGGAACTTCAACGTCGATGCTCTGGTTTTCGATGCTTCTTTCGCAACGGAAGCGGACAAGCTGGCTGCGTTTGAAGGCGCACCGACCCCCACCAACATCGTCTTGCAGAAGGTCGGCTAATCGCCGCCCGTTAAGCACGACCTTTCTCAAGAAGAGGAAAGCAAGAAATGACTATCACCCCTCAGTTCTACGATACTGAATCCCTCCTCGGAGTGATGCAGGAAGAAGACCCTGTAAACTTCTATTGGGCGGCGATGTTCTCGAACCAGATCAACTCGGACGACGAGTATATCGACTTCGAGAAGATTCCGCATCAGGGCCGGAAGTTGGCGCCGTTCGTTACCCCTCTTGCGCAGGGTAAGCCGATCTATAGCCGTCGGGCCATCCTGAATCGCGTCAAGCCCGCCTACATCAAGCCGAAGGATGCTGTGTCGCCGGATCGCGTGATGAAGCGCAAGCCTGGGGAACTGCTCGCCCCGACGCCGATGTCGCCGGAACAGCGCCGTCAAGCTGTGATTGCTGACATCATCGTGCAGCACAACGAAGCGATCGATCGTTCTCTCGAATGGCTGGCTGCGCGTGCTGTGATCGACGGCAAGGTTGTGATCGGCGACGATCTGATGCCCGAGCGCGAAGTCGATTTCCAACGTGACGCTGCCCACACCGTCGCCCTCGGCGCTGGTGCCCGGTGGAACGAAGGGACCGCCACCATCGTCGAGAACATCGAATCGTGGCGCACGCTGGCGCGTCGGGCTTCGTTCGGTGGCCGGATGAACCGCATCACCATCGGTGCCGACGCTTGGGATGTCATGCGGAAGAGCGACGAGATCAAGGCGTTGCTCGACCTCTACACCCGTGGCACTGACGGCAACGTCCGAACCGGGATTTCGGCTGACGCCGAAATCGAATTTGTCGGTCAGCTTGCACCCGATCTGCAAGCCTACGTCTATTCGGATTATTACGAGACGAACGCTGGCGACATTGTGCCGTTCCTCGATCCGAAGGCCGTGGTTCTGACCGGCCCGAGCATGATGGGTTATCGTTGCTTCGGTGCGATTCAGGACCCGTATGCGCAGTATCGCCCCTTCGAGAAGTTCCCCCGGAACTTCCGTCAGGACGATCCGGCTGGCGAGTTCGTGATGACTCAGTCCGCCCCGCTGATGGTTCCGGTCAATCCGAACGTCACCTTCAAGGCGACGGTTCTGGCTTAATCGCCCGGAACTTCCTGCAAACAAGGCTCCCGAGGGCTTCGGCCCTCGGGATTTCCCCAAACCGAAAGGGACAAATATCATGCCAACTTTCACAGCAATCAATCGCATCGAACGCCGCGTCAAAGGTCAAACTGTCATTACCAATCCGGGCGATACCATCGTTCTCTCTGGTGAAGAAGCCGACGAAATGGTCGCGCTCGGTGCAGTTCGGGAAGGCTCGGACGATCTGAGCGACGAAACCGCTGACGACCAGGTTCCGGCCAAGACCGCCAAGCAGAAGAAGGCCAAGACCGCCAAGCAGAAGAAGGCCGAAGCCGCCGCTGCCGAGAAGTCTGCCGCTGACGAAGCCGCCGCTGCCGAGAAGGCTGCCGCTGACGAAGCCGCCGCTGGCACCGACAGCGGGGACTTGCTCTAAGATGCCTCGCCGCAGCTTCCGTGAGGTGCTGCGCAAGGGACGCCGGGACATCCACGAACAGTTGGAAGTCCCGGCGCTCTATATTGCCTTCGACGGGGCCGATCCGGTTCCCGTCGATATCCGCGTGCATCGCCAGTTTGCCCAAACCGGCGACATGGGATCAAAGGTCAAGGGTTACGCGCAGATGGTCGAAGTTTCGCCCCGCGTGATCTTCCTCGTCGAACAACTGGCTGACGCGCGCAACGGGGGAATCTTCTCCGTCGTCGCAGGTGAAGCATACCGCGTTGAACGCACCGATCCCACCAACGACATCACCCGCACAGCCGATGTCTCTATCATGCCCCTGGCCGAAACGATCGGCCTTCCTATTCCGGTGGTCGAATTGCCATGAGCAGTCCTTACGTCGTCGCTGTGGAAGGCTTGAACGAAACGATCGCCTCGATCGACGAAATGCCCGCGAGCGTGCTCCGTTTTGCCCGGATGGCTATCAACACCACAACGAAGAAGGCCCGCACTCTAGCTTCTCGGCGGATCAGGGACCAGGTCAGCTTCTCGGCAACCTACCTGTCCGATGGCAATGGCCGCCTGTCGATCACGAAGAGCGCAACCGAAAACGATCTTGAGGCGCGGATTCGCGGTCGCTTCCGACCCACTTCGCTCGCCCGTTTCGCTACGTCATCGAGCAGCCGGGGCGTTCGTGTTCGCGTCAAACCCGGCTCAGGCCAGTTGATGCGGCGGGCCTTTCTGATGAAACTGCGCGCGGGCAGTGCGCCGATCGATACCAAGTCAAATCAGGGACTCGCTATTCGCCTGAAACCCGGTGAGCGGGTGGAGAACAAGCGCCGGATGCTTCAAGTCGCCGGTAATCTCTACCTCCTCTTTGGCCCAAGTGTCGATCAGGTCTTCGCTTCGACCGCAGAAGAGATCGCACCCGAAACTTCCGATATTCTCGAAGCCGAGTTTCTCCGCTTGCTGGATAGGTTCAACTGATGCCTGAAAACGTCCCCTTCAAGAGCCGCGTGCTCGACGCACTGACCGAAGTGGTCGCCTCGATCACCCCGGCGAACGGATATACCAGCGACCTCGGCACGTTCATTCATACAGACGGCGCTGAGATGCGGCGCGTCTATCGGGGTCGGGCGTTCTTCGGTGACAACGATCCCCTACCGATGGTCGCAATCCTTGAACGGCCCGACCCTGCCGACGAACTGGCTGAGCCGCCTCGCGATTCCACCACCGGAACCTACGACTGGAACCTTATCGTTCAAGGCTTCGTGCAGGACGATAAGGACGATCCGACCGATCCGGCCTACATCATCCTTGCCGACATCAGGCACCGACTGGCTGTTGAGCGTAATCGACGCGATGATTCCGGGCGCATTCCCAACCCGCTCGGCTTCGGCGGGCGTCGTAAACACAACCGGATTGAAGAACTCAGTTTCGGGCCAGGGGTCGTTCGCCCCGCCGATGAAGTCTCAGCCAAGGCTTATTTTTGGCTCGGGGTGACGCTCAAGACGTTTGAGGACCCACTTTTCCCTTTCCTCTAGCGTTATTTCAACTTAATGGTGAATCGTCTTTCAAAGGAGCAAGCCAATGGCGAAACAAAATCAGACTCTCGGACGGGGTGAAATCCACTTCGCTTCGTTCAAGCCGGGGACTCTGATCCCCGATGGCTTCCGCTACCTCGGCAATACGCCGGAGTTTAACCTCAACGTGAGCAGCGAAACGCTGGCTCACTACTCGATGGACCGCGGCACGAAGATCAAGGACAAGTCGGTCAATTTGCAAACCGACTTCGCCGGGACGTTCACCTGCGATGACATCAGCCTCGAAAACCTCGCGCTGTTCTTCCTCGGCTCCGCTGGCACTGTTACCCAGGCTTCGGCAGTCGGCGAGAGCGAAACGATCGTGGGTATCAAGAGCGGTCGCGCTTATCAGATTGGCGAAAGCGACGCCCTGCCGATGGGCGTCCACCAGGTCTCCATTACGGGAGCGGTCGTCGGCGCGACCCCGCTGGTTGCTGATGTCGATTACACGCTCGACGCGCCGCGCGGTATCATCACCTTCCTCGAAAATTCGCTCGTGGCGGTCGATGGTGCCGATGTCGAACTGACCTACGACCTGGCCGCCATCAGCTACGACCGCACGATCTCGGGCAATGCTCAGATCGAAGGTGCGTTGATGTTCATCGCCTTCAACGCCGAAGGCGATGATATCGATTACCGGATGGCGCACGTTCGTATTTCTCCGAATGGCGATCTCCCGCTCAAGGGTGACGACTGGATGACGACCCCGTTCTCGGTGGAAGTCATCAAGCCCGCCAATCGGGAAGCCATCTACTCGAACGGTCAACCTTACACGGTCTGACAGGAAGGCTAGGGACACATGGGTAGCCTCAAGAGCATTGTGCTTCACAGAGAGACGATCAAGGTGGTCGGCGGTGAGTTCACCGTCGGCCCCCTCAACGTCGGAGATATTATGGCGCTCTTCATTGGGCACCGATCTCATGTCGAGCACATCTTCGATTCCTACCGCAAGGGGGAGCAGGAGACCGACCTTCTCATCAACCTGGCCGTCACGGTTCCCGAACTGGTGGCTGAGATCATTGCCCGCGGTGCGGGTGAGCCTGATGACGAGGCGATTTCCAAGGCACGCCAGCTTGACTTTGGTGCGCAACTGATCGCGCTCGAAAAGATCGCCCTTCTGACCGTCGAAACGGTTGGTGGCTTGGGAAACCTAGCAATGCTGATCGAGCGCCTGTCAGCAAACGTGAAAAGCACATTGGCGCAGCCCGGATCACCGCAGCAGAGTTCGTCCACGGACTCCGCGAAAAGTGCTCAGCCCTCCTCGCCGCAGGACACGCCGATGCCTACGAATATCCCCTCTGGCTAGTGTGGCAGGAAGCCGAACTGGTCTCTGAGCGGGAGAACCAACGCCTCTCTACCGAGGCAACACTGATCCAAGCCGCAGCGGCTTCCATCATGTCCAAAGAGGGCGGTGGATATTTTCGCGGACTGATTGACCTTTTGAGGAAGTGAGGAGTCGATGGCGAAGCGCGATGTTCAGCTTGTCATCCGGGCACGCAATGAAGCCGCTCGTGCCATCGACTCCATTTCAGCCGCACTTCGCGCACTCACAAGCGCGCAGGATGACGTTGCAAGTTCGAGTGAGCGCACTGGCGGCTCTTTGCAAAATCTCGCAGGGGCATTCTCAGCGATCGATGGCGCGATGGCTAAGATCGAGCAATCGGTCTCAGCGTCGCAGCGTTCTCTTGCTTCACAGGAAACCTCCCTCGCCGAGAATCAGGCGCGCTACACCTCTCTGACGGCGCAGATCGAAGCCGCCCGGAACGCAATTGCCAATGCCGCAATCGCCTTCAAGAACGACGGCAGCGCCGAAATGGGCGCACGCCTGGCCGGTGCCCAGGCGGCTTACCGCGAACTTGTCGCCGAAGCCGGTCGTCTTGAAACGAAACTAACTGCTCAGCGGGCCGACGTTATTGCGGCTGGCGACGCATTTCAGGGCTTGCAGAATGCAGCCACCGCCGCGCAGATCGCGATCGGCGAAATGGGCGACGCGGGCGAGCGAGAGGGTCTGCGAACCGCAGCCGCCGCTCGTGAGGCCGAGCGTGCCCTGATCGCGCAGAAGGAAGCGGCACAGGCAGCAAATCTCGCGGCAGCAGCGGCTGCCCGCGAGGAGGTTGCACAGCGGCGCGCGCAGGCTGCCTTCAATCAACAACTCGGGGTCCCCTCAGCGGACGCTCCTGATAATACAGCTTCTCGTCGGGCAGGTATCATTGCGGCCTTCGAAGAGGAAGCTGAGGCCAAACGTAAATCGGCCCAAGCGTCAAAAGAAGCCGCAGCGGCGAACGACCAACTTGACGCCGCTGCGGCGCGCTTGCTCGCCCGCGCTCGCCCTTTGGCCGTCGCGCAGGATCGCATCAACGCCGAGATGAAGGAAGCCCGCGACCTCTACAACGCTGGCAAGATCAACATCCGCACGCTCGCGGCGGAACTTGAGCGCCTCGAAGGCAAGTTGAAGCGGGTCGATGCGGCTCAGCAATCGGTCAATCGTAACGGCTCGGCAGAGATCAAAGGCATTCTTGGTCTGCGGCCCTTCGAGATGCAAAACCTCTCGTTCCAAATCAACGACGTGGTTTCGGGTCTAGCCAGCGGGCAACCGCCGATGCAGGTGTTTGCTCAGCAGGCAGGTCAGATTGTCCAAATCTTCCCGCAGTTCCTCAATTTCATTCTCAAGTATGCGAAGGGTTTGGGCCTTGTCGCGATTGCTATCACGCCTGTCATCATTGGGATGTCACGGCTCGCAGAAGTTGCAAAATTGCAGCGCGACTTCGATGCAAATCTGCGCCTCTCGGCTGACGGGGCGCGAAACAACACCGAAGCCCTGATCGCCAACGTCGAAGCACTTGATGACTACGGGGCCAGTTTTGAGGACGCAACAGAGGCGGTAAAGACCTTTCTTGCTGAATCAATCCGGCCTGAATTGATCGACGAGTTCGGGCAAGCCGCACAGAACCTCGCCGACATTACCGGCAAGGACCTCACGGAAGCCGCCGCCGATGTCGCCAAGGCTTTCAGTGGCGGCTATGACGAGATAGCAGCCTTCGACGATCAGATAAACTTCCTCACGCTGTCTGAGCGTGAGCAGATCAGGGCAATGTTCGAAAGCGGGCAGGAGAGCGACGCGCGGGCGCTGGCCTTTGCACGTTTCTTCGACAAGGCTGAGCAGGGCGCGCGCGAAACTGAAACGTCATGGTCGCGGATGACCAAGGCGATGGGTAACGCCTGGTCGGATTTTGCCGACTTCCTCTCGACAAGCGATGCCATGGGCGGTCTCCGCCGTGAAATGGACAACGCGGCAGTTGGTGCCACGTTCCTCATCAACCGGCTGCGTGGCTTGAGTGTTGAAGCAGCCGCCCTCAACGCACTCGGGCGCGATGAAGCAGCGAAAAGGGCCGCGAATCGTCAAGGTCTCGGTGCGATCGATCTTGTTGAACGGGCCACCAACACCGGCACGTCCGACCTTATCGATCCGCTCGACACCGAAAGTGCTCGCCAGCAGAAGTTGGAGAGCGACCGTAAGTTCGAGGAAGAGCAGAAGAAGCGTAACCGCAAACCCCGTAGTGGTGGGGGGAAGAGCCTCGCCGAATTGCAGGCCGATTTCAATCTCGAAATCGAGCGCACCAATCGCAATCGGGAAATTCAGGCCGATTTCACTTCACGCACCAACGTCTTGATCGGTCGTTCGCTGCTCCTTGAACAGCGTCGCCAAAAGATCGCCGCGGCAATTCGGGCAGCCGAAGAGCAGGCGACCAAGGATGCTAAACGTCGCCTCACTTTGAGCGAAGAACAAAAGCAGGAGATTGCCCGCACGGTCGGCCTCGAATTTGACGCGGCCAACGCCAAAGCGCTCGCTCAGGCTGACCAGCAGGCGATCGAGCGGGAGATCAACAATCTGATGGAACGGCGGCAGGCTCTTGTTGACAGCCTGCGGTTTCAGTCGCCCGGTTCCGCGGGCTTCAACACGTTGCAGGATTCCATCGGGGCGATCGAAAGTGAACTCGAAGCGGCCACCGAGAAGGGGATCGATTTCTGGTCTGCAATTGGCGGCGATCCTCAACAGATGGCACTCCTCGGCGTCAACGCTGATGAGGTTGGCGTCATCATCAGAGATTTGGAAAACACCTTTGATTCAGTCCGCCAGCAAGGCTTGCAGACTGTTCGAGATAGCGCTGAGCGCGGTCTCGACGATCTACGGAATCAGCAACGGTTGCTGCTTGAACAGATCAACACTGCGCAGGTTTCAGGCCAAGGCGGTCGGGCCGGTCTCCTGCAAGAGCAACTTGCCCAAGTCGAAATCCGTTTGGCCGAAGGCGCTCGCAAGGCTGTGGAGTTCTGGCGGTCGATCAAAGGCTCACCGGAAGACCTCGCCCTCATGGGTCTCACCCCCGACGCGGTGGACAACATCATCCTGGGGCTGGAAAATACGATCGCGCAGGCTGAGCAGCTTCGCACTCAATTTCTGGCTACCGGGCAGGCGTTGAATCAAGACCTCGCTGGCGGGGGAACGAATGCGATGGAGCAGTTCGCGCAGTCGATCGTCAACGGCGAAAACGTCCTCAATTCGTTCGCCCGAGCCTTCCTGCAATTTGCCGCGGACTTCCTGTTGCAAATCGCCCGGATGATCGCGCAACAAGCTATCTTCAACGCGCTGTCCGGTGGTTCTGCTGGCGGTGCAGGCGGCGCGGGCGGCGGCCTTTCGAGTATTATCGGTGGCCTCTTCCACGGAGGCGGTGTTGTCAGCGGGAAGGGCGGGCGCGGGCGCGCTGTCAGTGCTTCGGTTTTCAGCAACGCCACCCGTTATCACAATGGGGGTTTTGCTGGTTTCAAGTCGAACGAAGTTCCTGCGATCCTCGAACGGGGTGAGGAAGTTCTAACCCGCAGCGACCCGAGGCACGCCAACAATGGCGGCGGAAAGGGCGGCGGTGGTGTGTCGCAGGTTCTGGCTATCGGTGAAGAGCAGATTGCGCGCGCAATTGCGGGCATGGCTGGCCGCGAAGTGGTGCTGACCCATATTCGGCAGGATCGCGCGACGATCCGCAAAGAACTTGGAATCGACTGATGGCGCTCGATCACGAACTTCCTGTTTGGGGCGTGCGGCCCAACTGGTCCCAACCGATCATCGAAACGCTGACGTGGTTGACCGAGGTTTTGCAGTCACAGAGCGGTGCCGAACAGCGTGTCGCTCTGCGTGTTGCTCCGCAGCGGATGTTCGAAGCGCGCTACAACCCGCACGAGCATGAGCGCACATTCATCGATCTGGTGATGCACCGGCTCTCCCGCAATGAGTGGATGATGCCGCTCTGGTTCGACCGCGCACTAATCACGGCTCCCGCTGTTGCCGGGTCGTCGCGTTTGGAACTCGTCACCGAACATCACGAGTTTCTGGCGGGCGGGATGGCATACCTTGTCGGGGATGACATCTTCTCGGGTGAAGCTGTGCAAATTGCCTCGGTGGACGCAACGGGCCTTAATCTCACCGTCCCGCTCAGCGCCGCGTGGTCTGCCGGGGCAGCCGTGCATCCCATGCGCCGGGGCTGGTTCGAAGAGAGCAGCCATGTCCTTCTGACGAGCCGACTCGGCGAGAGTAATATCCGCTTCCATGTCATCGAAGGCAACGACCTCACCGATGAAGGTGAATGGTCTGTCATGCACGACGGGACTCCCGTGCTCACCGAGACGCCTGACTGGTCGAACAATATCGAGATTGATCTGTCTTTCCTCGGGGACGAGTTCGATTCCATCACAGGCAAGAAGCGGATCACCGATACGGCTGGCCGCACGTTCCGCCAACAGCAGCACTCCTTCTTTCTTCATGGGGCGGCTGAGCAATTCGCTTTCCGACAAATGCTCTATCGCTTGCGCGGCCAGCAGAAGGGTATCTGGCTGCCGACGTTCGCCGACGACGTGCAGATTGCCGCACCGGCCAATGTCGCCGCCACCTCGATCGACATCCGGCAGGTGGGCCTCACCTATATCGGCGGCCCGGTTGACGGTCGTGACCGTTTGTTTTTCGCTGACGGTCAGATCGTGCCGATCACAGCGAGCGCCCTAGCAGCCGGTAACGACCGGCTGACCCTTGGGGCTGGCCTCGTAACGACCAAGCAGATCGGCGATAGGGCCAGTTTCATCGAGAAGGCGCGGCTTGCGCAGGATTCGGTCGAGATCGAGCACATCGGGGATATCGACGGCCTCGCCCGCAGCACGCTCAGCTTCCGGGCCTTTGCCGATCGCCGGGTGCCCGCTTCCGCCTCACAGCCGATCCCTGCGGCAGCGATGGTCGAAACGACTTGCGGCTCACCTGCAATTCAGAATGCTTGCACAGATTACGTGCTACCGCCTGTGTTTGCTGGCTGGCATTACCGGACTATTCTTTCGATGCCAGGTAATATCGAAGTCCCCGACAGCGGAAGCGTGTTTATGAGGTTGCACAACGGGGTTGTGGATAGCAGTGGTGGCACATTTCACCAGAACTCAGACGGGCAATATATTGTAGGGGGTGCAGCGAAGCAATATCACGTTTCTTCAAACTTGGAGACGGTAACTTGGTATGTCGGCGTTGATCTTGGCGACCCTCGTGAGTTGCTGATTGAAATGCAAAGACTCGGTGGTTTGACCAACAGTGCCCAATTCCAAACTTGGAACGGGGGTGGAATTACGCTCATCACCAAAGAGGCTTCCGAGTTTATCAACCCTGGTAGCCTCAGCACTGGCGGTGCGGGCCAAACGTTCTGGCCCGCAACAGGGGGTTTCCCAAGCTTCCGTTACTTTACAGTTTAAGGAAAGCAGATGTCTTTCGGCAATAGAGAGATTTCCAATCAGGACGGTCGCCCGATCCATTTCTATGAGTTTCGTTGGGGCAATAGTGCCTGGTTCTACAACTCGTCGGATCGCGATCTTGAATTGACGATCAACGGTAGCACCGACACATATCTGGCGGTCCCAATCGCCGATGAAGGAACCACTACTGGCGGAGACAATCCGCCTGAATTGAAGATCAATCTTGCAGATAATCTTCCGGTGGTGGGACTGTTCCGCGCGACACCGCCGAGTGAGAATGTTCGCGTTGTCATCCTACGCAAGCACTTTGATGATCCCGAAGCGGTCGTGTTCTTCGCGGGCAAGGTGGCTAACGTCAAACGGGATGGCCGAGGCCGCGCGACGATCTTCTGCGCGATCGGCAAATTGCGCCGGGGCGGTTTGCGGCTCACCTGGTCGCGCACTTGTCCCCACATCCTCTATGATGAGCAGTGCCGCGCGCCGCAGGAGAATTTCGCGCACACAGCCGAGGTCTCGGCTGTGACAGGTAACGGCTTCACTGTATCCGCTGAACCAGTGCGGGAAGGGGCGCCGCAGAGCAGTGTTGGGTATTTCGACGGCGGGATCGTCGCATGGGACGCGGACGGCAGCGGGACGATCGAACAGCGCGCTATTGAGCGAGGGCCTTCTTCTACCGAGTTTCTGATCTTCGGACGTGCCGACGGGATCGAAGTCGGCCAGCAAATTGTCATGTATCCCGGCTGCGACCGCCTAACATCGACTTGCCAAGACAAATTCAATAATTTAGTGAACTATGGAGGCATTCCCCAAATGCCCGGTGAGTCCCCCTACGGGCAGAATCTCTTCTGAGGATTTTTGATGGCACTTCCCTTCCTTGTCAGTTTTGCTCTTTTTGTCGCGCACTTCGCGATATCGGCATTGCTCACACCAACGCAGAAACCGCAGCCAGCCTCGCTCGAAGATTTCGATTTCCCGCAGGTTGAGGAAGGCACGGAGCAGGCCGTTTTCTTCGGGGACTGTTGGACCGCTGGTTGGCAGGTGATCTGGTTCGGGAACTTGCGGACAAAGAAGATTCGAAAAGGGGGCAAGAAGTGAGCGACCCCATTGTCCACATGAAGCACATCCGGGCGGCTAAATTGTGTGCAGGCGGCGCTCGTCGCTGGTTTCAGGCGCACGACCTCAACTGGTCAGACTTCCTCGAAAACGGAATCCCATCATCGATTCTAGGGCAGTGGGGCGATCCGATGGCCGAGCGAGCGATTGCCGCAGCAAAGAAGGATGTGATCGATGGGTAAGGGCAAAGTTACCGTCGGTTTCCACTACCTGATGACCTTTGCCGCGGGTTTCGGTCGAGGCCCAATTGATGCCCTTCGCGAGATCGAGGTAGGGGAGAAGATCGCTTGGAGCGGGGCAGTCTGTGACGATTCCCCTAACTACATCAACAGCCCTGATCTTTTCGGTGGCTCCGAGAAAGAGGGCGGTATCCAAGGCGGTTTTTTGCTTTTGCAGGGCGGTGAAGATCAGGTGCTACCTGGACCGACTTTTGCAAGCGCTCCGTTCGTAGGGGGAGGTGTGGGATGGGGGGAGACCATCAAATCAGCCTCAACAGGCCCGGTCCCGTCCACCACTATCCCCGATATCAAGCAAGCGATGGGTGGGCTGAGCGGGGAGTGGCGCGGTTTTACCGCGATTCTCTTCGACGGCCTCGTTGCTTCAATGAATCCGTATCTCAAGGAATGGCGTTTCCGGGTTTGGCGTTCCCGCAAAGGGTGGCATAACGATCAATGCTGGTATCCAGCTAAGGCCACGATCTATCTCGCTGACGGCAATGTTCATGCGATGAACCCGGCGCATATCATCTATCAGTGCTTGACCGACCCGAATTGGGGTAAGGGTGAGCCTACCGAGATGCTGGATGAGAACAGCTTTACCTATGCGGCCAACTTGCTTTGTGCTGAGGGTTTAGGGCTGTGTATCCCTTGGTATCGCCAAGAAGACGTGGATTCTTTTATTCAGGTTGTCGCCGATCATATCGGTGCCGTCATCTACCAAGACCGCAATACCGGGCGATACACGCTGCGGTTACTTCGCGACGACTATGATCCTGCGACGATCCCGCATTTCGATCTTGACACCGGACTGCTTGAGATTGAGGAGGATGACAGCGGTTCTTCGGAAGGTGTGAACGAAGTTGTCATCACAGGCTTCGACCCCCAAACACGGCAGGATTTTCAGGTCAGGGCGCAGAACATCGCGGCTTGGCGTGCGAGTGACGGCCCGGTTTCTCGGTCCATCGAGTTCAAGGGATTGGCAACGCGGGAACTCGGGGCGAGGGTCGCCCAACGAGAGTTGCGGCTGCTATCGGTAGGCCTAAAGAAGTTCCGGCTCAAATTCGACCGGCGCGCATGGCAACTTGCTCCCGGTTCCGTTTGCCGAATTTCCTCGGCGCAGAACAACATTTCGAACATGGTCGTCCGAATCGGAGAAATGAGCGAAGGCCCCTCCAACGGTCAACGCGCCATTACCGCGAAGGCTATGGAAGATGTTTTCGCACTTCCGGCGACCACTTTCACAGGCACGACCGAGAACCAGTGGATCAAACCATTTGGCGACCCGGAGCCTGCGGCAGCCGAGATTCTGACCGAACTCAGTTATCGCGACCTTTACACTGCCGTCGGGCCAGGAGACCTCGGTTCCTTTGACGAAAGCGACGCGGCGGTCGGCGCAATGGCGATCCCGACGGGAGGGAACTCTTACCTCTACGATCTGGCGACCGGCATTGTCGGGCAGAGTGACGCTATCCTCACAAAGAACCGCAGTTACTCGGGATCGGCAACTCTGGTCTCGGCGATTGGGCCGTTGGATACAGCATTCACGGTCGAACAACCTTTCGACTTCGATAGCGACAATATCGGACAGATGCTTTTGCTCGACGATGAGCACGTCGAACTGGTCGCCTACGACCCTGAAACTTTCACGGGGACGATTGCCCGTGGCTGCGGTGATACGATCCCGGCACCGCACGCACCTGGTGCTCGGCTGTGGGCACTCGACGATGATCTTTCCGGTGACGGCCAAAACTACGTTGCTGGGGAAAGCGTCCGAGCCTCAGTTCTTCCGAGAAGTGGCGGCCTTGTTATCGACGGCACCCTTGTCGCAGAACTGACCATCGACCTGGTCGGACGGCACGCGCGCCCCTATCCGCCTGCCGATCTCAAAATCGACGGTGTTTCGGTTTTTGAGCACGTCGGAGAGCACCCGGAACCCGTCTTCACATGGGCGCACCGCGACCGCGTGATGCAGGAAGATCAGTTGGTTTCGCACACCGATCCTTCGATCGGCCCCGAGCCTGGGACGACCTACACGTTTCGCATCTATACTCTTGCTGGTGTTCTGCTCCGCACCGAGTCAGGGATCGCAGCAGCGACGTGGACCTATACGTCGGCCATGCAGGTTGCGGATAGCGTTCCTTCGGTCGTTCGGGTCGAGGTTGAATCGGCGCGCGGCACTCTTGCCTCATACCAGCGGTATTCGTTCAACGTGATTCTCAACAGCGGCTACGGTTTTGGCTACGGCTTCAACTACGGCGGGGCCTGACATTCTCAGGTAATTATCATTGAACCGCACCGCCTATTGGTGCAAAGTCAACTTTAAGATGAAATAGAAGGTCTGCACCATGCCAGCACGTTCATTGCCCAATCTCGCGCTACAAGCCTTCTTCGATCTTGGAGAAGACGGGTGGAAGGACGAGATGGACCTCAACCTTCTCAAGCTGTCGGTGCTCACTCAGGGCGGTGTGATCGCCAAGGTCGCCGCCGACCCCGGCGTGCCTGTGAACGGGGATGTCTATATTTTCGACGAGACGCACCCTTCCAATGCCAACGCGGTTGCGATCCGCGATAACGGTGCTTGGGTTTACGTGACGCCCGCCGAAGGCTGGCTGATTTACGACCGGACTGCCGGGGTTTTTCTGACCTTCTCGGGCGCAATGTGGGGGGAACTGCCAACGGGCGGGGGCGGTGCAGCAGGCCCCGCGCCTGTGATTACCAAGGCGGGCGCCGCCGAGAATTTGCTCAACGCAGATCAGGGCGCTTACGCACGTCACACAGCGGCAGGGGCCAAGACCCTCACCGTTCGGCCCGAAGCGACTGAGGCATTGACCGTGGATGGGGAATGGAACATCCGCAACGCTGCGGGGGACGGGAACCTTACCATCGTGGCCGGAAGCGGGGTTATTGTGAACCCGCCCGCAAGCGGCTCTCTTGTCATTCCGCCCGGTGGCACCGCAACCTTGAAGCGGGTGGCAACTGATGTGTTGGACCTGTTCGGTCAAGTGGTGGCCGCATGATTTTCGGAATCATCGCATCAACCTTGTCTGCCGCACCTGCCCCGGCTGGTGATACGGTGATTGCCGTTTTCGCCGGTCAGTCGAACATGACGGCTTTCGAGACCACCGGAAGTGATGTTCCGGTCGATCTTGGTGGCACGGATTCCGGTGTCCGCATCTGGAATACCCACACCTCAGCCCTTGAGGTTTACGAAGCCGGGGTCAATTCGGACACCTTCAACTTCGGGGCGACCGCTCCGCAGAAGTGGGGACCAGAGGCGGCTTTCGCCAAAGCATTTCGCGCAGCAAACCCGACGACACCACTGGTGATTGTCAAACAAGCCCGTAACGGGACACAGTTGGCGCTTCGGACAGGCGAGGACTGGTCGCCAGATTCCACGGGCGATCTTTACGACGGGCTAGTGTCCGTGGTTGCGGCCACCAAAGCGGCGCTTGACTCCGAAAGCGTGGCATACACGACGCCCGCCTTCTTCTGGATGCAGGGCGAGGAAGACGCCAACAGTAGCACAGCAGGCCCCGCTTACGGGACCAACCTATCAGCGTTTATTTCAGCCGTCAGAACTGACATTGGTAGCGCCGCGACCAAGTTCATCCTTGGCCGGATTCTGTCGTCCAACAGAACGACGACAAGCACGATCAAAGCGTTTCAAACACTTGTTGCAGATACTACTGCCGACACCACGGCAATTGACATGGACGATTACCCAATCGCCGCCGATATTGTTCATATTTTGATCGGCGGTATTCGCTCGCTGGGTCAAGATTTCTTTGCGGCCTTTGCGGGCACGTATCAAGACAGCCTTCCGATGGCCTATGGGACCGTTGTTGATGACCGCCGAACGGGTGTTGTCTTCACCAACGCTAGGCAGACAGCCGAAGCCCCTGGCACCACTGCCACGGCTTTCTATGTTGCGCGGGGTAACAAGGTCCCGACCACGGGCAAACACTATATCGAGTTCGGGATCGATGCACAGATCGCCAACCTGAATATCGGTATCGGTCGGAGCGTTTCGCTCACCGGGTTTTTCGGGCAGACAGTCAGCAGTGTTGGGTATGCGGCAAACGGAGCAGTGGTCAAGACGAACGCCACGATCCAAACTTATGCCTCTTACGCGGCGGGCGACCGAATCATGATGGCTTTCGACGGGACGACCGGCCAAATTTGGTTCGGTAAAAACGGAACATGGAATGGCGACCCCGCAGCAGGCACGGGTGCCGCAACAACGATCCCGGCAGCTACCCCGACCGATTCACCTCGCATTGGTGCCACCTTGCGGCGCAGTGGGGATCGGGTGACGATCAAACCAAAGGCCGCCGATTGGGCATACAGTCCACCGACCGGCTTCGGAGCCTTCTAAAAACAATTCACTTTTCGGGTTCCCTGTCACCCTTGCTCACGTTAAACCTCACCTTTAAGGTGAATCAGGAAGATGAGCACGATGTTCGGTTGGTTGCGCCCTTTACGTCGAGAATTTTGGCAGATCGTGCCCGACTGGCGCGACTGGCACCGCCTCATGTCCAACCAGGCCAACGTGCTTGGGACGATGGCATTGAGCGTCGCGATCGCACTCAACGCCGACCGTTGGGTCCTGCTCACCATCCTCATCGTCACGGCTATCGCAATCATGGTCGGAACCCTGATCGAACAGCCCGAGGTGCAGCGTGAAAAGTAAACCGCAAACACAGAAGCCAGCAGCCGTCGGTCGCAAAACCGGCCTTGCTGCGGGCGTGGTCGGCATTCTCGGGGCAATCTTCGCTCTTGAAGGTGGTTTCGTCGATCACAAGAACGATCCCGGTGGCGCGACCAATCACGGGATCACCGCTGCGGTTGCCCGCAAGCATGGCTTCAAAGGTGATATGCGCGATCTGCCGCGCTGGTGCCCCGACGCTCTCAACCAGATGATCGCGGACGCAGAGGCGAGCCGCCCGGTTCGCATGGTCAAGCCGTGCGCCGATACGATCCTGTTCATCGACTACCTCGAACGCCCGAAGTTGCTCCCGCTCGTCGCAATTGACGCCGCAGTGGCGAAAGAGGTGGCCGACACGACAACCAACATGGGGCCTGCTCGTCCCGCGCGGTTCTTTCAGCGGGCAGTCAACGAGGTCTGCAATACGACTCTCGCCGCCGACGGGAAGATCGGCCCCGCGACAATTGCCGCTTGGGCGCAATGCCGCGACCATCTTGGCCCCAAGTCGTGCGTGACGATGCTTGACAGCCTCGATCGCCAGCAGCGCGCCGAATATGATCGCCTGGTGCGCGTCAACGGCAAGCTGCGCGTGTTCTATCGCGGCTGGATCAATCACCGCATCGGCAACGTGAAGCGTTCGGAGTGCGAGGCATGATCCTCGGCACCCTCTATGACAAACTGATCGCAGGCGGCCTCGGTGTGGCACTGGTGATCTCGGTCGGCGTCAACGTGAAGCAGAGCTTCGACAAGCGCGGTCTGCGCACCGAGATCGCCACGCTCGACAAGCAGATCAACGACCCCAAGATCGGTCTCGTTGCACGCCTAGGCACCTGCCGCGCGAGCGTCACGACACTCGAAACGGCCCTCTCGCAGCAGAACGAGTCCATCGCGATCTCGGCGGCCAAGGGCGCGCGGGCTATCGCCAAGGCGACCGAAGCTGTTGCCGAGGCCAAAACGATCACTCGTGACGCTCAGCGGCGCGTGGACGCGGCCCTAGCCGACACGATCAAAGGCTCAACCGAACTTGAGCGCGCCCGCGATGTCGATCGCAAAGTCATGGAGAGCCTGCGATGAATACCAAGATCGTCCTCGGAATGGCGCTCGCCGCTTCCGCGCTGTCAGGCTGCACAACTGTTGCGCGGGAACCGGAAGTTCGCACTCAGCGCGTTGTGATCGAGAAGCCGGTGTCCTGTGTGCCCAAGAACCTCGGTCCCGCCCCGACCTATCCCGACACCGATGAAGCACTGCGGAAGGCGCACGATCTTGCCGAACGCTACCTTCTCCTGTGGGCGGGCCGCGAACTTCGTTCCGCGCGCCTCGGGGAAACCGAACCCGTTATCCAAACCTGCAAGGACGCAATCGATGAGTGAAAACTCCGACTATGACGCGCATCTCCAAGTCTTGCAGCAGATCACAATCAACCTCGCCGCCGTTACCACTCAGATTGCCGCCCTCGATCAGATTCAGCGCCATACCCTTGAGCGCCTAGTGCGCGTCGAAGAGCGTCAAGCCAACTGGTCCACGGTCGGCGAGCGCATCGATAAAATCGAAGGTGTTCTGCACGATCGGCTCAATTCGCACTCCGACCGGATCATGCAACTCGAAGCCCGAGGCCACCGCCTCGACGGTGCCGGGAACGTCGTCGATTGGTTGAACAAACTCTGGCCGATCATTGCGGCAGCCATCGGAGTTATTGGGGTTTTTCTCGGTTTCAGATAAGGGGTCGCTTGGTGCCAAATGCGCTGCATAGCGAGGCGAATTTCCTCGCGGTTTGGAACGATCACGTCCGCTTTCCTCGGCTCGAAGAGGTTGCCGAGCAGCTAGGTCAGACAAAAGAGTCGGTCTCGAAACGGGCCTCGCGCATCCGGGGCAAAAAATCCGCGCCTTTTGTGCTCGACCGCCTCAACCAATACCGGGCCGAATTGAATGAGCAGGCACGGGCCACCGGAGATCGGACCAAGAGTAGGCACATCCGCAAGGTTGTCGCTGCGCCCCGCCGTATTGACCGCTGGCTGGTGACGGCGGCCCAAGACGAAACCACTGTTTCTGAGCCGTTCTGGTCGAACCTGATCGCATATGCCGAAGAGATCGGCGCGCGCCTGGTGGTCGGCGGGTTCACATATCAGAAGGGTCTTTTCGAGGATCACGCAACGCGCACTGCGGTCTTCCCCGATAAAGTGCAGCCCTATCTCCTGCACGAGAACGAGATGCTCGGCCCGCTCCTGTTCGCGGCCAAGATGAATATCTTGCCGACCGCGACCCGGCCTCTGTCGGGATTGGAGACCTACTCGCGCGGTGCTTGGTGCATCTTCCCGCACGCGAAGCGCCAGCTTGTGTCTGTGCCCGCCCTACCGGGCCAGCATCCGGCTATGGTGATGACGAGCGGCACTTGCACTGTCCCGAACTACGTCGAGAAAAAGGCTGGCCTCAAGGCCGAGTTTCACCATGCCATCGGGGCCACCATCGTCGAGGTGGACGAGCAGCGCCGGGTCTTCTGCCGCCAGATCGACGCGGCCAAGGACGGCTCGTTCCAAGACCTTGATGTGTTGGTGCGCGACGGTTTGATCTTCAAGGATCAACGAATCGAGCAGGCCACTTGGGGCGATATTCACCGGGAAAAGATCGATCCGGCAGTAGCCCGCGCAATTTGGGGCTTCGATGTCGAGAGCGAAGAGATCGTCGAGATCGAGGGGACGTTGTTTCACACCCTGAAACCCCGCCACCAAGCCTTCCACGATATCCTCGATTTCATGGCCCGGAACCATCACCGCCGCGGCGACCACCACTTCATGTTTGACATGATCCGGGGAGGCACCGATTCGGTCGATGAAGCCAACCGGGCGTGCGCTCGGTTTCTGCGGATTACAGCAACAGACTGGTGCAAGAGCGTGGTGGTCGCATCGAATCACAACGACGCCCTTCCGCGCTGGCTGCGCGAGGCCGATCCAAGGTTAGACCCGACCAACCTGCGAACGTGGTGCCACCTCAACGACCGATACTATCGCGCGATCGAGGAAGGCGAAGAGCACTTCGACATCTTCCAATATGCTCTGTCCCGGCACGACGAGCGCGGCCTCGAAGACATCGCCTTCGTCCCTAGGAACGGCTCCTATGTGGTTTGCCAGGAGCACGGCGGGATCGAGACTGCATTGCACGGGGACATGGGGCCGAACGGCGCGCGCGGATCGGCGACAAATCTCATCAAGGTCGCCACCCGAATGAACATCGGGCACTCGCATTCCGCGGCGATAATTGATGGCGTTTATGTGGCTGGTCTGTGTGGGCTGCTCGACCAGGGTTATAACCAAGGGCCGAGCGGTTGGAGCCACACACAGATCATCACCTATCCGAACTCGAAGAGGACGCTTCTCACAATCCTCGACGGCAAATGGCGGGCCTAGGCCGCTAAACACATCTCTGACTGTGGCTTTGCGAGCGCTGCAATTTCCCCGACGCGGGTAAGGAAGCCGATCTCGACCCCTTCGAGGGATGGCATACAAGCCACAACCTTCGGCAAAAGCATTGCCAATTCCTCGGCGTCACACCGCTCGAACATTTCATCGGCGAGTTTACGACCGAGCGCCGTTTCGTCGGCCCAACTTGAAATTTTGTCACGCTCAGGAACCATCCAGTAGTTCATAATTTTGCCCATCGAATATCCAAAAAAGCTAGGCAGGTGCGACCCTATACTGGCGATCATTTCATTTTTCCTCTTGCTCACCGCCTGTTATGTGGGGCGCGGCGCGAATCCCTAAACCCTTTGGTTCAACAGGTTGCGTAGGTAACAAATCTCAACATTTTGTTGAAGCCCTTATTTACGATTCTCTATAGGAGATCGTCGAGATTGTAGGAAAGTGTGCCCTTCCGGGGCAGAATTTCAAGCCTCGCCCGGATGTCCTCGGCATATTCCGCTTGTCCTTCGATCAGGATGCAATCGAAGCCTTCTGCCATCGCGGCAGCAGCCGTCGTTCCTGTGCCAGCGAAAGGATCGAGGACGGTGCCACCGGGCGGCGTGACGAGGCGGACCAGATGGCGCATCAGGCCGATTGGCTTAACCGTCGGATGGCCGCGCAGTTTACGGTTGCCATGATTGTCTATGCACTCGCAACCCGGCTTGATGCCGACACCGTGCTCCCCGCAGATCGAGCATTGGAACACCCGATCCTTGGTCGACGCCTTGCTGTGGTAATAGACCGCTTCCGGCTCGACCGGGAAGGCGTTAAAGAAACGCTCCGAGGAATCGGGGAATACGGACTGAGCCTGTTCGCTGCCGTCGTGCAGAAGATTGGCCGGATATCGACCTTCATCTGATCCGCTTGTCCTATGTGGGCCTGGAACATAACCGTCGCTCGCATAAGCACTACCGGGCTTCCCTTTGCTTCTCATTCGCTGATTGCTAGTTCGGATCGTGCTTTCGTCGGTAGGCACCCGGCAGCCGTTGATATTGAGCGCGCCGACGCCGTGCTTCCGCAAGTTCGCCAGCCCGGTTTTCTCCGAGAAGGGGCGCTGCGCAAAATAGATCGGTTCGAGCGCAGGTTTGAGCGAGGCCGCGCCGAACTTCCAGCCTTCCCAATCGGCGCCAGCTTCGCCCGCGTCCTTGGCCTTGGGGAATCCTGAACCGAAGACCCATCCCGTCATAGGGTGCATGATGAATCCGGCCTGTTCCATTGCAACGGCCTGCCAGTGGCCGGTGCGCGCGCCGGAAAAGGCAAGACAGAAGCCGCCTGGGAGCAGGATGTCATGCACGAGCCGCCAGAACTCGGGATCGCGCTCGATACCGCTGCCGTCCCATTGCTGGCCCATGAAGCCCGCTCCGGTGCGTGTGAACGCCCCGTCGTTACCCTGACGCTTGGCTGGCGCGGCGCTGGCCTTCCCGAAGCGCTTGACGACGCTGGTGAGGCCGTAGGGCGGATCAGTGACGACGGAATGCACGCGCACGCCCTCGTCGATCAGGCGACGCAGATGTTCGCGGTTATCGCCTTGCAGCAATTCGATCTGGCTCACGGCTGGTCCAATCCCTGTTCGATGTCCGACCGCAAGGCTTCCATGCAGTGCCGCGCGTAGGCACCCTCGTCGCCGAGTTCACCCTTCTCTCGCCGCTTGATGCCCTCGATCTTGCTGTCAATGTGAGCGAGGATAGACTGCCGCTCCTCGCTGATTTCGTTGCGCGGCGGAATCACAGATCGAGCGCCATGCTCATGCCGAGGGCGCTGAGATAGGTTTCGAGAAGGACTTGCTGCTCGCTCCGATCGTCAGGCTTCATCTTGCGAATCTGGATCACCTTGCGAATGATCTTGGGATCGTAACCGACGGCCTTCGCCTCGGCGTAAACGTCCTTGATATCGTCGCTGATGCCCTTCTTCTCTTCGTCGAGCCGCTCGATCCGCTCGATCAGCAGCAGCAGCCGATCATCACTTGCTTCCGACATTCCGATATCCTTCGAGTTGTGGCCGATGCCAGTCATGGGAAATTCACTCCTAAGTTGAAAATGCGATCACAGAAGGGCGCGTTGATCGGAAAAATCGATCAATCGAACGAGGTCGGCAACCGCAGGATAGAGGTCGTCGAGGTCCCCGTTGTTGTCGATCAGGTGCATGGCCCCCGGATCGAACTCAATCTGCATCGTAGGATCGTGCGCGGTGATCCGGCTGGCCGCATCGACCCAAATCACCGCGTCGAACAGGTGCCGGGAGCCAACGTATTCGCGCGGCGTCCGCATCCCGACGTAGCAGTCGCACTCGGCGAGAATCATCTTGGCGAGGCGAGCCGGGTCTTCGGCGTTGAAGTCCGCGATGATGTCGCGCCAGAGTTCGCGGTGATTGCCGCGATCATCATAGCACGCTTTGAGGCTAGGGTAGCTGATGCCCCGGCGATCGAGTTCCGGCTGCACCACCTTCTCAGCGAGATAATAACTCGACGAGATGAAACTGAAACCATGTTCGGCCCGAAGAATCTCGGCGACCGTATCCTTGCCATGCCGTCCGTGGCCGAGAATAAGCAGGCGGGGTTTTCCTTCGTTCATAGCAAATCCTCGATTCCTTCTGGCTCTCCGGTAGCTGCGGCTCGGAACGCATAGAAGGCGTCCCAAATCCGCTTGCTTAGTTCGCGCCCGCACTCGGAGAGGGCCTGCTTGAGCACGTCAAAACGGTCGTCCCCCTCAGCCATCGGCCCGACCGGCGTTTGGTTGAGGGGTTTGGTGAGATCGCGCTCAAACTCGACCACCTGGGCCTGCCAGCGGTTGCCGGGTTTCGACCACCTGACATGGAGCGTCCCGCCCGTGCAGAATGCCCGGAAGAAGTCGCTCCACTCAGGAAGGCAGGTGAGATCGCTGTTCGAGCGCATGGATCAGGAGAATGCCCGCTCAGCGATCATTCGAAGCACATCGCGGCCCTTGTGGCTGATCTCGACCAAGGCTGCCCCATCTGCCCGCCGATTGACGTGCCGGGTGAGGCCATGAACCGCAAGGAGCCACAAATCAGACGAAGAGTAGAGTCTGCACGTCCGGGCCACGATCGGCCCCTTGTTTGCCAACGTCAGCGCCATGTGAGCGTCAGGTCGAGCGAAAACAGCCTGAGCCGATTCCGCGTCAGGGATGCAGGTGATCGCGATATGGGCGAACGGATGCACGGCTGCCTTCTTGGCAGAGCGAATCACGAAGTCACTGAGGCCCTGCATCAGCACTTCTTGCCCCCTTCGGCCTTCCGGTTTTCGACCTTGTGATCTGCACGCTGGCGATTGAAGGCCCGCTTGGCTTCGATAATCTCGAACAAGGGGATGCCCTTGATGCCGCAGAGTGCAATGATGCGGAAGAGAGCCAGGGTCAGGTAGTAGCGCGCGACGCTAACCTTATTGCGACGATAACCCTCATCAAGAGCCTTCGCCAGCGCACCAACGACCCTGAGAACCATGACGCGCTTTCCGTAAGCGCCCACCATAGAGTCCCATTCCGAGGCAACGGTGAGAGCGGGTTGCCCCTCGCACTGCGTCACCAGAGGCCATTTGCCGCCGCGCCGCTGCTCGGCGCCGATTTGGTCGAGAATACGGATAGCGCAGTCGGCGACCTCGACCCCGAAACCCTCGTATTGGGGCAGTTTGTCGTCCATGAGGTTGCCGTCAAAGGCGTCGATCGCTTCGTCGAGTTCGGTGACGGCGAGCATCAGCATTTCGCCACGGTTGCGGGTTTCGAGCAGATCGGAGCCGTCTTCGAGGTTCGTCCACCATCCGGCTGTGACATTTTCGCGGTGGATGTCCACGGCCAATTTGTCGAGGCCGAGCAGCAGTTCCTTGTGATCCCGCACCACATTCGCGACGACGATCTCGCCTTCGTGCTGTGTCGGCCCTCTGAAAATCAGTGTCATATTCCGTCCCTTTGATGCGTCGAGAATCAGGTGATAACGCAGTTCTCGATCGAGTTCACTAAGAAGTTGAAGTCATATTCAATCAAAGACCAGATCAGGGCCGCCCGACTTCCGGTAGGCGGCAAAATCGCTCTTTGACGGCTTGATTTTGTGCGACCGAACCATCCGGGGAGCCGGGAGATCGCGAACGGCGCGGCGCTGGGCTTCGGCCTGGGCTTCGGCAAAACTGGTCGGCAAAAAGGGATTGTGTGGCTGGTTCCCCATTTCAATCACAATTTCAGACAGCTTGCGCGTGACGATATTGGCAAAGCGCTGGCTGTAAGAGGGGGTGAAACCTGCAATTCGAAGACCATTATTGCGGGTAATCTGCCGTCGAACTTGGCGGGAGGGATTGTTCATATTGAGTTCCTTACTGCTTGGTGAAATAACCGGGGCGAAGCTGGCCGCGCCGCTTTCGGGGGATGGCATAGAGGTATTCGATACCGGCCTCGCGGCGGGTCGCCATTTCGATCAGGCCAAATTCGTAATCAGAGCGAGCCGCTTCAATCGCGCGGCTGGCTTGGCCGCTATTGGGCCAAGCGGTGCCGCTGCGTTTCTCGGCAATCACATATTGGGGGAGGTGTTGAGTCATCTATTCACCTAAAAGTTGAGATTGGGAGCGAGTTTATCCGCAAATTTCAACGCCAGTTCGCGGTATCGTTCGAGGAAAACGGTTTCAGCCCTTTCGGGTGTAAGTCTCCCCAAGAACAGATGCTGTTCATAATCGAGCGGTGGGACAATTCCTTCGAGAACGCTCCAATCGGAATAGTCACGCTTGAGATGAATTTTCTCGATCAGGAGCATTTGGAGATCGGCGTGCTTGACCTCGGGTGGCAGAGGGTAACGGAAACCAAACCGTGCGGCCATCGCGCTTTCGATCTTCTCTTCGAGTTCCTTGAAGACTGGCACCGCGAACTTGAGCGGGGTCGGCAGATCATTGGTGAATGCTTCGGCAGTATCGTGCATCAGCGCGTCAAAGGCGAACTCTTCCGGCACGATCAGGCTGACATTCACCGCGTGCTGCGCGACCGAATAGAATCTGTGGATGTGGCCTGCGAACCGGCAGACCTTACTCAGAGCCGCAGCGATATCTTCGATCTTCACCTCGCATTTCTCCGGGGCGCCGTAGTCGAACAGCACCCCCGAGAGCAGGCGGATTCCGTGTCCCAATTCAACCGTCATGTCAGTTCCTCCTGATAGATGTGAATGCCCGTTCATTTTGCAGACCGGGATTCAGCGCCACCCCATCTGCAACCGCGCGACCGCGGGCGTAGTCAGGCTCATAGTCCCGGCTGGCGCGAGCGTTGCTGTCCCGTAGTTTCAGACCCGCCTCGCTCATCGCCTGATCGATCAGTTGATGCCTCAACATCACAATCCCACGACCAGGTGGATACGGCGGTTTCAGGTCCCTAATCCTCTCCCGCAGTCGATCGGCCATGCCGTCGAGGAAAGGCGCGATCCGACGCCGCCGCGCACTATCACGCAACAGCCGATAATCGTGCTCCAAGTGCGCCAGTTTGCTCCCCATCGCCGACCGGCAGATATCAAGCAAATAGCCAACGATCTCTACCTCGTGGTCGAAGCCAAAGAACGAAACGGTCGCCTTGGCTCCCGGTGGCGAGCACCAGTATCGCACCTCAATCATGTAGGCGATTCCGTCGGCGATCTTCCACAAACGGGCACCGACCGGATCGTCAACGACGGTTTCAGACTGTGCGAACTGGTTTTCTCTGAGATCGCATTCCTCGATCGAGAGGTTGTATTTGGCGAGCAACTGAGCGACCATCGCTGCGGCTGCCGCAGCCTCTTCCTCGGTGCAACCGTTCTCGACGGTCTTCTGCCGAAGCGCGCGGATGCGGGCTGCAATCTTCTGTTTCTCGGCGTTCTTCACAGATATTTCTCCGAGATGCGGATCACCAATTTCATCGGGACAATGTGATAATAGACCACCCTCCCGTAGCGCCGCCCATCGCCCGAATAGCGACCGGGGTTAGGGGTGGTCAGGATGTGCCAAGCGGCCCAAAGCCTGCCGCGCAGGGTGAGTTTTGGAACACGCCCCATCACTTGACCCGCCAGCAGCGGGCTACGCCTTGCTCGCGCTCAGTGCGAACGCGAAACGCCTGCCCATGTGTTTTTCTCCGCCGATTACCAGCGCAAGAGAGCAAGCATACCACTCGGTCGCTACCACCTGGTCCAATTTCACCGGACAACGGTAGAGTGAAGCTGTCTCCCACTTCCATCTCGTCGAAGGGATACTTGCGTTTGCGACCGCCCGTGCTTGGTGGTGGGATCGGGACACCCTTTTCAATTGGTGGCAGCCCGCTCATCGTGCGTTCTCCGCCAGGACGCGATCAAGGGCTTCGGCGGCATAGGCGACCCTTGGATCGATTGTAGGCGCATGGACGAGTTGTGCCCGCAGCAGATCGCGCGCTGCGGCGGCGATGCGGCGGCGCTTCTCCAAGTCCCGGTTGTTCGCATTGAGCAGTTCGAGCACCCGGCTGTTGTGCTTCTCGCGCGGCACGGCGTCACCATCTAGCTGATCGAGCAAGTCTTCCCTTAACTGGTCGAGCACCACGAGAATCAGATACGTGGCTAAACCGATCGCGATGGGGATTGTCAAAACCAACATCACACAGACCTTATTGTTGAGGGTTGATATTGGGGACGAACTTCGGCGAACGTGCGCCCGTCGGCCCGCCTGATCGGCCAGTTCGAATTGTTGCCATTCCGGCGTTGGGTCGCGAGCGGTGCGGCCTGTCTGATAGGAACTTTCATTACGCTCTCCTGATCTGAGCAATGATGTTCTTCTGCGCGCGATCTCGATCAGTGCCGCGGCCCCTGGGCATGATCCCCACTAGGCGACCGTTGATCTTGATCTTGTGATGCTTGGTCCCTTGTTCGATCGCCCAAGGTAAGCCTTTGGCTTCGAGCGCAGCACGAACCTCGGCTGTGATTCTCACAGCGAAGACCGGCTGGTAAACTCGACAACATCGATAGGCGGCAGTTCCGAGATTGTCGGGATCACGGCGCGACACATCCGAGCCATCCGACTATTTCTCTCGGCCTTGTCCCAAGAAACGGCTGCACGGCTATCATCGAGTTCGTTTGATGCCTTGCGTTCGTGCTCTTCTGCGTAGCGGTCGAACATATCACCCGCGACGCCGAGCAGATCGTAAAGGCCCTGCATCGTCTTGCTCTGGCACTCCCAACGATCAATCATCCGTTCAAGCGCGCCGCGCAGCCATTCGGTGTCTGCGGCGGGCGGAGAGGCCGGTTGCCCAAGGTTAGGGGGAAAAGGCGAAGCATTCAGCCGCGCACCGGGCAGGCTATTGTGAATCGCCGGGGCCATCTCGGCGGAAATCACCCCCGCCCCCTCGGCAAAATCACCCCCGCCCCCCTGGCAATTTTTTGGGTTGCGTCGAAAGTGCGAGGCGGCACTGAAATTGGGATCGGCAAGGATGGCGGCGATCGCCTCGCGCTGAGCCTGGGTGGCTGTGACGAACTGGATGAATGCGCGGGCGTGGTGCTGGTGGTTGAAGGTGGCTTGCCACTGTGTCCCCTTGTTGACGTGCGGGGAATGACGTGCGCCGGGGCCGAGATGGATCGACCAGGTTTCACGGTGGCCGTCCGAACCGCACGCGCGTCCCGAAGGGCTGGCGGCCACCGTGAACTCATCGACCCGCTTTTTCGGGCCTTTATTCTGCACCTCGTGGAATGCGACGTTGATCTCTTCGACCGGGGCACCAGCGGCGAGAAGCGCCTGCTTGATGATCCCGAGAGTGCGGGTCTTGCCAGAAGCCATCCCACCTTGTGCAGTAACTACGAGTTCCATATCTAAACCTCAACTATTGCGTGAAACCCATATGATGCGATTCGCTCACACGGTCAACTTAAAGTTGAACTCAACGCAGCCTGTCCGATCTCGGGACGTATTTCTCCGGGGTCCGTATTTCTCTGAGGCCCCAGGTCGTTCATATTTCTCCGGGGTGCATATTTCTCCGGGGTGCATATTTCTCCGGGGTGCATATTTCTCCGGGGTAGGGTGGTCGGAGCCAGGGGCCAGGGCAGCTTCCCGCGCCTGCCCGCGCGCGCCCGCGCGCCCGCTCGCGCCAGCGCGCCCGTGTGTGCGTGCGGGCGCGCGAGTCTATATCCGGGCGCGGGAGTCTATATGGGGAAGGGCGCGCGGCGCTGATCGGCAACGGCTGGCAATTGGCGCTGATCGATCAAACCAGGGGCGCGGATTCCATCTCAACTTTTAATTGAATGTTAGGATTCGGGGCGCTAGTGACAGTTCACCTATTCGGAGAACTGCCATGCAAATGACTGACCAGGAAAAGAGCACTTTCGCCCGTTATCGGGCGCGCGGTTACGGCGCGACTGAGGCTAAGGCGCTTGCCGTGCGCTGGATTGCCAAGGGCAAACAGCCCTATGAATTGCCCGATCTTAAGGCCTATATCGGCGCCCCGAACGAAACGGGCGGGCGCTGGATTGATAATCCCTTAGCGGCTGGATTCCGCTTTGTTGGTTTCGCTGATGAAATTGCGGGCTTGCGTCACACGGGTTGGTTTATGGACTCGCACTGTGAAGGCATATTGATGCGCGGCGCGGTTTACCAAATGCCAGCCCGCAAGGGCCGCGCCCGTTACGTTCCGGCCTATAGGGAAGGGGCAACGGGCCGCCACGGTTGGCAAGATATGGCAGGGCCGCACGGCGCGTTTCTTGCGCTTGACGATATCCGGGAAGGGGACGCCTGCGAATATCCGAAAGAGCACTACGGCGCCCATCGCGACGCGGCATTTACAGCCGACTCAATGGCCGAAAACGCGGCGGAAAGCGCCCGCGAATATGACTCGGCGTGGCAGGCGGGGTGCAAGTTTGCCGATCTAATGGAAACCGCACAAGCGGCCCGATCTCAGGCGCGCGAATTGATTGGCGATATCCGCCGCGCCCGGACGGACTCCACCTTTTGCGCCCGCTTCCCGTCAATCGGCGCGGCCCTGAGATCGGCAATCCGCGACGCCTTGGAAACATGGCGGGATGAACGGAAAAAGGCCTGCGAAATTTGGGATGATTACAGCCTGACTCGCCATAGCGGGGCAATGCGCGGGCGGGCTTTCGATCTAGCGCACGCCTTTTCCGAAGGGGCGGGCTTGTGACGCGCCCGCAATGGGAAAGCGAGCGCGGCGCGCGGCGCGCGGGCTTTCGCAGCTTTGCCGATCTCGCATTAGCAAAGGCGCGCGCGGCCCGGTTGGCGCGGCTGGATTACTTGGAATCGCAATTCAACTTTAACTTGCAAAAGGATGGACTCAGCAATGGAAAAAACTGATTTAGACAATCTGAGGGCAATCCTTGCCCAATGGTGCGAGGATTGCGATTCCAGTGCTGAGGGCGCAGCGCTTGCCGATCAATTATTCAACAAGGTGCAAAAAATGGCTGCTATTGCTGTCAAACCCGCGCGCTTTCGCCCGTTCCCGCCCGTTTCTTGCCGATACGGCGCCCCAATGGGCCGCCACGGGGCGGAACTGGACTCCACTATCCCGCTTGATCGGCTGGCGGTTAGCGGCCCTGCCGGTGAGTATGACTCAGGGGGCGCATATTGGGGCTATGGGGGCGAAAGCGGCCCGGTTTGGGCAGTGTGGGAACGGGGCAAGGGCCGCCAAGGGGTTGCCTATGTTCGGGCGCGCGGGCGCGTCGCTGCAAAAATGCGCGCCTTGCACGGGGATGATCTCAGAATCGAAATTCAACCGAACGGGCGAGTCCGTTGCACTATCGGGGAAGCCACGGATTCCACGTTTGTTGCGGGCTATGGGGGGCATCAAGCTGAGGCAATGGCCGCCGCGCAATTGGCATTTATTGCAGCACAAAAATAACGGGCAAATTGCGCCCATAGTTTCAACTAATAAGTGAAAAGGACTCTATTTATGTTTGGCACTGGAAACGGAACCCGCATTGACCACGGCAGCAAGGGCCGCAACAAAGAAACGGGCGCCCCCGTTAGGTCAAAATTCGATAACGATATGACTCCGCACGTATGGGCGCAAGCCAATCAGACTTTTGGGCAGAACAGCAACGGAACGATTTATTTTTACGGGCGGGCGCTTTATTCATATCGCAATACAGCCCCAATCGGTTGGATTATGCCAGACGGGCGAACCGCTCTAATTTCTTGCGATTCCTATTCGATTACAACTAGCCGTCACCAGGGGGGCGCGCGCCAAGCGACTCGCGGCGCTAGTTATCTTGTGCCCGACTTGGATGATCTCTTGCGCAATGCCGCGCGCCCGCCTTGTTCTGGTGACATTGACGCTTGCGAGCGGTTCGAAAGCGGCATTGACTCGGCGCTGTCTGACAAGGCCCATATTCGGCGCTTTGTTGCCGATCGGATTGCGCGGGATGATAAGTCTCTCAGCGAATCCGCCGCGCGTTTCTTGCTTTCGAATTGCGGGCTTTCCCGCTCTTTCGACAAGATTCAACGCGACGCTTTCGCAGCCCGCGACAAGGCAAAGGCGAAAGCCCGCGCCGAACAGCAAAAACAAGCGATAGGCCGACTCGAGCACACTGCGGCCCTATATCGGCGCGGGCGCGCGGCTATGATCGAAAGCCTCACTAATTCATTGGGGCAGTATGAACTGACAAACCCCGCCGCGCCCGCCGCTAAAATTGAGACGGTGCAAAAGGCTATCCGGGCGAGTCGGTCTCAGGCTGGCAAAGCAAAGACTCCGCCCGCCATTTGGCGCGACGCTTGGCTTGCGCACGAACTTTTGCCCGATCTCGCAACCGATCTAGCAGCCGCGTTTCAAGCCCGCGCCCGCGCCCTTAGCCTTGCCGATAGGCGGGAAGCGCGGCGGCGGTTGATTCGGGCTTTCCGATTGTCACATTCCGAAAACTTCGGAACAAAGATCGAAAGCGATATGCACCCCTATCACGTTGCGAGCGCAATCGTGCGTGCCTGCGAACGTAAGGGAACTGCGGCGCGAAATTTGGCAAACCACTTGCGCGCCGCCTGCCCTGAATTTGGGCCGCTCGCTGCGATTGCTGTTCGCCTAGATCAAATGGCAGATGGACTCGCCGCGTTCAATAAAGCGGCACGGGAAGGCGAAACCTTGCCCCGTTTGGGCGCTGAGTATGCCGCGCAAGAGCAAGAGCGGAAAGAACGGGAACGCGCCGAACGGGAAGCCGCGGAATTGCAAGCCCGCGCCGATTGGCTTGCCGGAAAAGCCGGAGCTTATCGGCCATATTTCGCACGGGGTAACGGGGCGGCCTATATTCGGGCGGTTGACGTGACTCGCAACTTGGCGGGGATGATTACGGGCGGAACGCTGGAAACTTCGCAGGGGGCAAATGTGCCACTTGTCGCGGCTATCCGGGCTTTCCGGTTCATCAAGCTAGTGATTGCGAGCGGGAAGGCTTGGCACCGGAACGGGGCGCGCGTGCCAGTTGGCAGTTTCCAGATTGACACGATTCAACCGAACGGGGACTTTATCGCGGGTTGCCACAAATTCGATTGGCTTGACGTTCAAGCCCTTGCCCTGAGTCTCGACGTTGCCGATCTAGCGCCGGATGATTCGGCCCTAGTGCGCGCCGCGCGGGCCGCTTGACCGTGCGCTATGCAATCCCGCTCGCATTTGCTTGCGCCTTTGTGCTCTTGCATCAAGGGAAACCGGGCCGCCCGTCATGGCTGGCAAAAGGACTCGCCGCTTACCTTATCGGGGTTTGGTTTCAAGTCATGCCTTGGCCGCTCTAGTGCCCTGAGAACGTGAAAGGGGAAGCCCGCTAGGTTTGACGCCTAGCGGGCTTTTTCGTGCCCCCTGGTTGCCCTACGCGCCCGCCACGGGGAAACGGGCCGCTTGCCAGCCGTGCCAGCCGCTTGCCGATCTCAGCGCCCGTGCCGATAGTCTCAACTTTTTATTGAATTGTTCACACTTTCAACCTAAAGTTGAGAGATCGAAACAAGGAGTCCGCAAGTGTCTATTCTCATTGCTGCTATTGTCGCTTTCACCATTGCCAGCCTTGGCGCTTTCGCCATTGACCGCGCCCGCGCGCGCCGCGTCGCTGATCGGGCGCGCATTGTTCGCTTGAACAGCGCCCCGCGCGGGGACGCATACACCGGGCCGATTTATAACCGCCACGGGCGCGCAATCGGGGAGTCGATCTAATGGGAACGCCTGAGAACAAGATAGCAGCCGCTTTTGCCGATAGGCTTTGCGCCGCCCTGACTGCCCAACAATGGCAACAAATGCGCGCCCGCAACGCAACGCCTGACTATGCCGCCGCTTGCGCTAGTCACGATTATTGCGACGCAAACGACTATATGGCCGATGCTTTTGCCGAGATCATAGGGCGCGATATCTTGCCCGATAACGGGGAAGGCATGACGCAAGCCGATTGCGATTTATGGAATCGGGCTTGGGAGATTGCAAAGAGCGAACGCCTGACGGGGGAGTCGGTCTAATGCGCTATCAAGTTATTGAGCAACGCGCCCCCGGCGAAAAATGGAATTTTGTCGCGCACGGGGCGCGTATGTCGAAAGCTGAGGCAACGGAATCAATCGCCCGTGGCAAAGCAAACGGAATCCGCCGCAAGGCAATTTCATGCGGAAAGGAGTCGGGCAAATGAGCGGCCCGGTTGTCATCCAAACCGCCGCGCCCGCCTATTGGGCAAGCTACCTTGTGAACGGGGACTCGAGCGGGCTGGATCAACGGGAGATCGATCTAGCGGACAAGTGGCAGGCGGGACACGCGCCCGCGTATGTTGTCAGCGTCGCGACCGATGAAAACGGATTGCACGAGTCGCCCTATTTCAGTTGGCACTATGGTCTGATCTCAGGGGACGACTCGTGCGGCGGCGGGGAATTGGTGGATTATATCTTGCACGCGCCCGCTATGGCCGATCTAGGGGCGCTGCTATCATGAGTCGCCGCGCTGATCGGGAAGGCGTGCCCCGCGCCCGCTATTGCCTTGACGACGGGAATCCGCGCGCCTTGCGCCTTTACCGGATTGGGCAAGCAATCGGGCCGCCCTAAACCCGTCCCCAATCCCCTAAACCGATAGCCCGCTAGGTTCACCCCTAGCGGGCTTTTTCGTGCGCGCCTGCCAAGCCTGCCACCTATGCCAGCCGCGCCCCGTCATGGCGCTACCCATTGCGGCGCTGAGATCGACTCGCCCGCTATGCGTGCCCCTAGTTTGCCCTCTTGCCCCGTGATCGGGCGCGCGTGATCTAGCGCCTTGCCCCGCTTGGCATTGCCAGCCCGCGCGCCCGTGCGAACCTGCCCCGTCCCCTTGCCCCGATGCAATCCCCTGAGTCATGGCCGCTTTACCCCATTGCACGGGTTGCCCTGGGGCGCGTTCTAAGGGCTTTTGAGCGTGCCCCCTGGCCTATGCTACCCGTCCCCATTTGCTGCGATTATGTGTCTCACGGCGTCTCAGAACAGCGCACAAGCTACTGTCTCAGGGCGTCTCAGGGGGTCAGGGTCCCTCTCGCCGGGGTCGATCTGACGCGGGGGGCGCTGAGCGCGGAATGCGGCTATTTTCGGAAAAACCGAATAGAACACAGGTATTGATCGACTAAAGCGATCACAGGGCGTCCGAGGTGCCTAAAAAATAGGCAGATGCTCAAAATATAGGCAGTTGGGTGCTTAAAAATTAGGCACGTGCCTAAAAAATAGGCAGATCAGGCTCTTAGGGCGGTCCGATCTGCCGGATCGGGGAAGAGTCACAGGAGTCACAGCCGAGTCACAGTCTTTTCGACCATCCTGTGCCACGGTTTCCGCTACTAATTCAGCAAGTTATAAGGGTGAGTCACAGGAGTCACACTCTTTTACTAACTTGGAAATCATCAACAAAGGGCAAAAACTCAACTAGCGTAAACCACCTGGAAGAAAGCCGGAGCATTTCTGAAAAAGGGGAGCCAGTGACCTACCTGGGAAAAGAGTGTGACTCCTGCGACTCATGGCCGATTAATGTAACGAAATCAGGCATTTAACTTGGCACAGCCCCCATTTTTTCCTGTGACTCCTATATATTTCAACTACTTACGCGGAAATAATACGCTGTGAGACACTTGAGCCTGTGACTCGATCCCCGTGGTCGGCTTGATCGGGCACAAATGGAAATATGTTTGAGACGCCGTGAGATTCTGCTTGCGAAACTTTCCAACTCAACTTAATGTTGAAAAATCACGACTCAACGGAAACAGGAATTTTCAGATGCCACGAGCAGTCGCCCCGAAAGAGTTTCCACCGTTACCGGAAGGTGCAGTGCGGTGGCGCCGATCTTTGCGCGAAGGTTCGATGTATCATGCCGTCGGTAGCCTAGGTTACTCGGTGTGCAAGTCGATCACCCTCGATCGCAACAGGAGCCAGGATACAGACAACCTCGGGGATATGCAGTATTGGGGGTGCTGCCCCCGCTGCTATGCCAAGGCGATCGATTCGGCAGTGCTGCCTCCGCCTATTATCGAACATTGGGATGCCTATCTCGATCAGATTGGGGCTTTAGTCGCGGATATGCGGTTTCTGGCCTTGGCGGCAAAGGAAGCAGAGCAGCGGAAAGCATTGCTCAAGTCAGCCGATCGGCTCGCTTTGCGGGTCAACGATTGCAGACTTCTCGCACCGAAGGGGGAAGGCCAATGATGCCCGTCACCGATCCTACGGAGCGCCGGGTGCTGCTCGCCATGAACGACGGGCAGGCTCCCGTGCCCACCTTGGCGCAGATCGCCGCCGACACGGGCGTCGCCCTATGGGAAGTGCGCAAGATCGTTCGGGCCTTCCATGAGCACGGCCTTGCCGAGTTCGGGCACCTGCAACTCGAAGACGAAAACCTGATTGCAGGCCGCGGCTATTGGCTCTCCCGGCAGGGCTGCGCTGCAAAGGAACAACTGCTCGACGATGCTGCCGAAGAGCACGCTCAAAGAAGGGAGTATTGAGATGAGCAAGTGTGGAACAGCCAAGATTCATCTGCGCGAGAACTCGACCGGAGAAGTGAGGGTCGTCGAGGACAAGTATTGGTCCGGGGATTTTCAATGGGGCATGGGAAATTACGGCTGCGACTGCAATCGATACCTGTTCTTCGAACGAGCGGCAGGCGGTAAGCCCCCGCTTGGTGAGTTTGAGTGCTCTGACGGTCAATACGACGTTGTGCGCGTGGAACTGCCGGATGGGACGGATCACCCCGATCCATCGGCCTTTAATCACAAACCCAAATAGCAAAAAGGCCGCCAGGTGATCCCGAGGCGGCCTTTTCATTACTCCCCGACCACTGGCCGGGGCGGCAGACACTCCGAAGAGGCTGCGAGTGCCCTGTTTCTAGGCGCTGGTGCTCACCAGATCAATGGCGCTTCCGCACCCACCCTCGCGGGCGCCCATAGCGTTGTGCGGCCTTCGATCCGGTCGGATAGGTAATCCTCTCGCTCCTATCCCACTTACGCGCCAGCAGTTTCATAGCGTTGCCGATGTAGGTCGCGTCTTGCTGATTGGGTTTCCCCGGAAAACCGAGGCATTCGACCCAAATTTCGAGCGAACAAAGAATATCTCTCGGTTGCATCGCGTCGTCGCCACTGAATCCATCGCCGACGGGCATGAGAGTGTCGGCCCATTCGTCGATCTGCGCGGCCCAATCGTCCCACACATTGCCGACCCGGCGCGTCGCTTGCAGGCGCTCAGCGTGCTTGCGTGAGCCTTCGTCGGCCAAATAGAGCGGCAGGGCGCCGTGCGGCTGGCTCTTGCGCATCTCGCGATACAGGTGAACCGCCTCGGCCCACAACTGGCTCAGGTTCCGGCGCAGCTTATCAATCGGGATGCTGCCGCCGATCTTGTCCACCTGGCACCGGATCGGCCAGAAGCGCCGCCCGCCCGTGTCATCGCGCAGATAGGCGTCGTCGTTGGTCGATCCCATGATGATGCTCTGCCGCAGATAGTTGGCAGCCGCCCGCTCATAGGCAAGGCGCACCCGATCAGCGGTCTGCGAGACGAACTTCTTGACATCGTTCACGTCGGAACGGTTCATCCCGCTCATTTCGGCAAGCTCTGTGATCCACCGACCCTGCATCGACTCCACCATGCGCGCGATGTCGCCGAAATCCGATGAGAGTTCCCCGAACCATTCCGGCCTGACGGCCAACGCTTCGATGAAGGTCGATTTCCGCACGCCCTGGCCGCCCTCGATCACAGGCACGTAGTCGAACTTGTGCCCCGGCTCCAATGCGCGCGTAACCGCGGCGATCATCGTCAGCCGTGCGGTGTCGCGGTGGTAGGAATCGTCCTCGGTGCCGAGATAATCGACGAACAGGCGCTCGACCCGCGCCGTGCCGTCCCATTTGAGCGAGTCGAGGTAGTCGCGAATTGGGTGAAAGGCGTTTTTGCGGGCGATCATCTCGATCGATTCGCGCACGTCGCTGGTGGCAGGTTTCCCAAGACCCCATCCGCCGCGCCGCCCCGGCGCCGTGAGCAGTTCGCGCACCATCGCAACGTGAACGTCGAGCACCAGTTCACCGTTGATCGGGTCGCGGATATCCCACGCTGGCCCGGTGATCTGGTGCGTGCCGCCCTTCGACTCGCGCTTCTTGGTGAAGGTGTTGGGCGCGCGGCGAAACACATCACCGTTGAGCAGCATATTGCGCTCGAACAGGCCCTTGGTGCGGATGTCGTTTTCGATGATGAGGTGAATGTTGGCGAAGGTGTTGCGAACGCCCCCCTCGTCGCTGTAATCCAGCTTCTCCATCCACGCGATGTCCGAGGACTTCTTCTCGACTAGATCGTCATAGGCGTCGGGGATCGCCCCGTCTTCGGACGGCTCATCGCCAGCCCGCACCTTCTCGACCAGATCGTCAAGGTCGTCCCCGCAGCCAAGCAGATCGTCGATCCCCCCGGCTGCGCCCGCCGCACTGGCTGGCGCAGCCGAAAGACTCGCGGACTTTGGCTCAACATCGAACCCGTCGCCCGCATCAGCGATCTCAGAGAACTGGCGCTCGAAGCGGGCCTGACGGGATGCCTGCACGATCGTCGCCATGCGGATGTTGCGGCTCTTGCTGTCCTTGAAGCTGAGCCAAACCCGGCGCGCGTCGTTGATGTCGAATTTGTCAGATTGGCCCGAGAACTGGCACCAGAGTTCGAACGCTTCGCCGCCTAGGCCGCGCCCTGCGAACTCGTGGTGCAGGGCCATGCCGACTTGATACCAACCGTCGCGGTCGATGCACCAATCGGCGACGGGCAGATCGTCGAGATAGGTCTTCGCTTCTTCGAGCGTCAGGCCGAGCGGCGGGCGCTCATCGGCGGTGCCTGTGCCGGAAGCCTCTGCGACGCCGGGGATGCTCTCGATCTGCGCGCCGGGGATGATCGGCACAATGCCGAGATCAATCAGGTCGAAATCGAACTCGCGGCCCCAGGCATATTCGGCTCCCGTATCGGGGTGAACTGACGGCGGCATAGCAACCTGCTTGCCGGTGCCGAAGAGTTCAATTTCCCAATCGTGCTTCTTGACCGCTCGCCCCTTCTTGGGATCGAACACCATCGAGAAACCTTCCGAGCGCGCGAGTTTGCGCGAGGAAAAGGACTTGTTGGTGACGAAATAGAAGTGGCGGCTCGCACCGCCTGACCCGGAGATGACAAACGGGGCCGTCTTGTAACCGGGGAGCAGTTCGCCAAGGCGGGCGAGGGCTTCTTCGGCGAGTTCGTCCTTCCGAACGTCGAGGTCGATGACGTGCAAATATCCGCCGCCAATCTTGGACCATTCGCCGAGGCGCACGCCGACATTCAGGCCGTCCGCATAGGACGCCTGCAACTGGTCGAGCGTCTTGCGCGGAATCGAAGACCACGAATCCTCAAGCGGAGCCTTCGACTGCCTTCGCAACCAATGGACCGAAAAACCTGCCGCGACGAACGGCCTGATCTGCTCAACAACTGACATTCTACCCCTTCCCTGACCGATGACGAATGCACGTCACTCAGAGGAAGGGGCGAAGGTCGTTTTCGGTAAGCTGTTCGTGATCTTCGGGAAACAGGTCTGCCGCGCGCATCGCCGCCGAGAGAGCAATCAGCTTGGCGCGACCCTTCTTGCTGATTTCGTTCGACCGGAGCCAGCGATAGACGCCCTCGGGCGACATACCGAGACGCTCGGACAGTTCGGCGACGCAGAGGTTGCCGCCTTCGTTCACGCAGAGAGGCAGCTTTCGAACGAGCAGATCATAGAGTGTCCCCTTGATAGCGTCCGATTTCGGTGTGGCATTCGACATTTCGTTGATCTCCTGATTCTTAGGGGACAATAGCCGAGCCGAAATAAGTTTCAACTTTAACTTGAAGTGTGCCGCCATTTTGGCATATCTGAGATCGTCGCGCTTCGGCGCATGGACAAACCGATTCGCAAAAGGGACGACCTGATGACACTTGAACTCGCACTTGCCGAAAACACCGCTGCGCTCAATCGCGTGGCCGAACTGCTCACCATTTCGAACGCCGACCGGGCCAAGCTGCTCGCTGGCGGCAGCACGAACGTCGGCTCGGGCACTGCCTCGACCGCATCGTCGGGCGATACCGAAATGTCGGTCGCCGATATCAAGACTGCCGCTCACAAGGCAGACAAGGCGACGCTCGAACAGATGCTTGCCGACGAGACCGGGGGCAAAAACCGCGCGACCGCTGTGAAGGCGATCGAAGCCGCACTGGCAAAGCTGACCGAGGGAAAGTCGGATGGCCCGAGTGCGGGTGCGAGCGAAACCCCCGCCGAAACTCCGAACCCTGCCGCGGCGACGCCCTCGGGCCAGGGTGCATCCCCTTCTGACAAGAATGCGCAGCCGGTTCCCGGCGAAATCAGTGCCGATCAGGCGAAGGCTGCGTTCGGCGGATGGTTCGGCGAGACTGACGACGAAGGCGAGCGCGGCAACCGTCGCAGCTTCGTCGAAGAAATGGTCGGCGCCCTCGGGGCCAAGGTCGGCGATCTCGATCTGACGGGCCGCCGCAAGGCGATCTTCTTCCTGCGCCGCAAGCGCGCGGGTCTGAGCGTCGATTTCGCCGCGGCATACGACTTCGACGGTTCGCCGACGCAGGAACTCAAGGTTGCCGCTGCGGCTCAGCCGGAAGACGATCTGCTCTAGCTAGGCGGGCGCTCGCGCCCGCCCCTAGGCACCCGCCCGCGCTGACCCCTGTGCGCGGGCGGGTGTTTCGATGGACGATGGCAGTCCTCTCCGGTTCCCCCGTAAGCTGTCATCGTCCTTCCAAACACCTGCAACGGGAGCAACACAATGTCTGATTTTGTCAGTGGCACAGCCAACAACCGCACCGTGAACAACACGATGCGCCAGCAGTATCGGGTCCTTTCCGACTATGAGAAAGCAACTATCGACTGGTTCAAGGAAACTGGCGAAGCCTTCATCAATCATTGTGAGAATTGCGGAGCGATCAACGGGGGGCGCGAGTTCGCTATTGCGAAAACCAAGATGGAAGAGGCCGTCATGTGGGCGATCAAGGGTGTGACGGCCTGATGTCTTCGGTCAACCCCCTCCCCAAGATCGACGTGCTCGACCACGGTTACGTCCGTCTCGTCGATCACATGGGCGGCGATCTCAGCGTCGTCCGCGCGGCTCGGGTCTCCTATGATGCTGCGTGGCGAGCAGGGGAGGACGCCGGAAGCGATCGTCGTCTCATCAACTACCTGTGGGAGCATCGACACTCGACGCCGTTCGAGGCGGTGACGCTCACCTTCGAGGTTCATGCCCCTATTTTCGTCTTCCGCCAGTGGCACCGCCATCGCACCTGGTCGTTCAACGAACTCAGCGCCCGGTATCGGGAATTGCCTGAGGAGTTCTACGTCCCCGATACCGCTGTTCTCAAGGCACAGTCGAAGAACAACAAGCAGGGTCGGGGTGACGATCTCGATCCGGTTATCGTCGCCGCAACGCAGGAATTGATGCGAGCGCAGTGCGAGAGTGCTTTCGATGCCTATCGGGCGATGCTTGAAACCGGAGTCGCCCGCGAATTGGCTCGATCGGTCCTTCCGGTGAGCACCTATTCGACGATGTTTGCAACCGTCAACCTGCTCAATTTGCTCAAATTCCTCACGCTGCGCTCCGATCAGCACGCCCAATACGAGATTCGGGTTTACGCCGATGCAATGCGCGAACTTGCGCGTCAGGTTACCCCTGTCTGCGTCGAGGCTTGGGAGAAGTCGTAATGGAACTGTCTCAGGATCAACACCTCGCCTTGCTCAACCTTGAGCGGCAGGCCCGCTGGTTTGCTGGATTTTTCCACCGTCACGCTATGCGGATTATCGGCGAACCTGCCAACGATCATAGGGAGAAGTTCTGATGGGCGCTCGCATTCTGGTCTGCGGTGGTCGGACATTCTCGGATCACCAGATGGTCTTCGCCGCGCTCGACGAGATTGCAGCCGAGCAGCCGGTCGAATTGGTGATCCACGGTGACGCGCGGGGCGCTGATCGGCTGGCTCAGACGTGGGCCTTTGCCCGCGGCATTCCCGAGCAGGCATTTCGGGCGAAGTGGAGCGAGACGCGCGGCCTGCATCCCGGCACGCTCAAGCGCAATTCCTCGGGCCAACTCTACAACCCGCTCGCGGGCTTCATTCGCAACGAGGATATGCTGCGCGCCTGCCCGACGCACGCCGTTGCTTTCGCTGGTGGCAGCGGAACCAACGATATGTGCAAGCGGATTCTACGCGCGATTCAGAACGGTCAGGAAATCAAATTCGTCGATCTGCGGGGAAAGGTGAGCGCATGAGTCAGGCAGATCATAATTTTCGCCGATGGGTGTGCCTTTTCGCTCTGCTTGGGCTTGGCTTCTTCTGGTTTTCAGTCGCTTGGTCTCTGTCGGCATGAGCGCGCACGCTCGCCTTGGGCCATCCGGCGCCGAAGCCTGGATGACTTGCCCAGGCTATCCGAACGCCGTCGCAGGTCTGCACGATCCCGGCAGCGAGTTCGCCGCCGAGGGCACCGCCGCGCACAGTATTGCCGACGATTGCCTTACGCTCGGCTTGGACGCTCACGACTTCATCGGCTCCAAGCTGACCGTCACCGAGAAGGGCAGCGACGGCCAGATCGCGCAGTCGTGGACATTCGAGTGGACTGAGGACGACGCCGAAGACCTGCAATATGGGATCGACGAAGTGCGCGCGCTCGGCGGGGAGTTCTTCGGGGAGCACCGGGTTGATCTGAGCGAGGTCTATGGTGTCGAGGGGCAGTTCGGGACGCTCGACCGCGGGATCATTACACCCGACGAGATTATTATCAACGACCTCAAGTGGGGCAAGGGGATTCCTGTCTCGCCGGTCAAGAACAAGCAGTTGATGATCTACGGCCTCGGCTTCTGGCACAACGTCGCCAAGCACCGCAGCAACGCAACCCGGATGCGGTTCATCATCGATCAGCCGCGCTGCCCCGGTGGCGGCGGGCACTGGTCTTGCTCGATCGACGAATTGCTCGCCTTTCAGGAAGAAGTCAGGGCCGCCGCCCGCGCGACGCTCGACCCCAATGCCCCGCGCAAGGCTAGCGAGAAGGGGTGCTACTGGTGCGCCCGTCGCAAGCAATCGCCGACCGAACCGGGCGCTGTCTCAGGGTGCAAAACCTACGACGACTATATGCTCGATGCGATCGGCTCGCGGTTCGACGATCTCGACGAGGCGATTGGCAGCGATAGCGAGATCGTGTTGCCGCAGTATTCGCAGCTTTCCGCCGAGCGCCGCTCCTACATCGTGCGGCACAAGGGGTCGATCGAGAAGTGGCTTGAGGCGATCCATGCGGCTGTGATCCGCGACGGCCTCAACGGCGAATCCATCCCCGGCCTCAAGGTCGTTGACGGTCGGCGCGGGCGGAAAGCCTGGGTCGATGAAGACAAGGCCGACACCTGGCTGGCCGAGCGCCTTGGTAACGATAGATTCACTTTTAAGTTGAACTCACCGTCTCAAGCGCTCAAAGCACTCAAGGGCGACGCCCGCAAGGAACTGCTCGATTCGGGTCTGTTCCGTGAGGGGGTGCCGAAGCCAGTGTTGGTCGATGAGGCTGACGAAAGGCCGAGGAAAGCCACTGTCGATGAGAAGTTCGACGAAATGTTGTGAAGTTGTGAATTTGCAAAGGAAGTGACGATGGCAGGTAGCGATATTGAGATCATGTTGAAGAGCACGGCGGATCATCCGGTGTTTCTCTCATTCCCGGCTCTGTTCGATCCGAAGGAATACGAGAACGAGGGGCGCAAGTCCTACGTGCGCGAAGCGAACTTCATCTTCGACGAAAAGCACCCGCAGGTGGACGAAATCAAAGCAGCGATTCGTCGCGCAATCACTGAAAAGTGGCCGAGTAATCCGCCGACGATTCCGGTTGATCGCCGCCCGCTTCGGAGCGGTATGATCGAAGACCCGGATACCGGGGAACGCAAGGCCCGTTGGGACGGCTACGAGGGTAAGCTGTTCATTTCGGCCAACCGACGCTGCAAGGCTGAGAGCCGTGACGCAGCACTGGTTGAAGCCAACCCGATCCAGTTGATCGACGGGATGCGCGGGCCTGACGGAAAGTTCATCCGGCTCAAGGAATCGGACGGCAAGTTGTATGCTGGGGCGAAGGTCAACGCGATCCTTCGCATCTACGCTTATGACGGCTCGCGCCACAACAACCCGCACCGCATCAACGCCTCGATCGAAGCTGTGCAGTTCGCGGGCCACGGTCAAGCGTTCGGTGCCACCCCGGTCGATGTCGAAAGCAAGTTCGACGAAGTGCAGGGCCTCATGGAAGATGGTTTCGCCGGGGGCGACTTGGGGGGCCAGCAGAGCGGCGGTTCGGCGGCTGCCGACGACGATCTGCTCTGATCTGGCAGGGGAGCGCGCGGCTATGCCAAGGCGGTCGCGCGCTCCCTGTTACCATCCATGAAACGCGAACTCGCCTGCGACATCGAAATCTACGTCAATTACTACCTGATCGCCTTCATGGATTGCGCGACCAGGGAGATTGTGACGTTCGAGAAGCGAGTCCTCCCCGACGGATCGGTGATCGGCAATTGGGATGAAGCCCGCATCCGCACGATCATGCGGGCCTGCCGGATCATCACATTCAACGGTCAAACCTTCGATATTCCGCTGATCTATCTTTCGCTCAACGGCGTGCCGGTGGCCGAACTCAAGAAGGCCGCCAACCGGATCATCGGTGAGGGCCTCAGGTGGTGGGACGTTGAACGGGCGCTCGGCATTTTCATTCCCCGCGATCTCGATCACATCGATCTGATTGAGCCGAATCCTGCCGTAATGCAGGGCCTCAAGGTGCTCAACGGACGGCTGCACGGCCCAAAGATGCAAGACCTTCCCTATCCCCACGACTCTCTGCTCACGGTCGAGCAGATGGACAATGTTCGCGATTACTGCGGTAACGACCTCGACGGCACGGTGCGCCTTTTCCATGCTCTCGAAGAGCCTATAAAGATGCGCGAAGAGATCGGCGCGCGCTACGATCTCGGCGACGTGCGCTCGAAGAGCGATGCTCAGCTTGGGGAGGCGATTATCAAGAAGCGGGTCGAGCAGGCCCTTGGGCGCAAGCCGGTGAAGGATACGGTCGCAGCCGGGACCAAGTTCAAGTTCGAGGTGCCCGACTTCATCGAGTTCGAGACCCCCTATATGCGCGCGCTGCTCGAAGACGTGCGCAACACGGAGTTCCGCGTCAACAAGGACGGGCGCGTCACTATGCCGAAGGCTCTCGAAGGGCGCTACGTCGAACTCGGTGCCAGCACCTACAAGATGGGGATCGGCGGCCTGCACTCGACCGAGGCGAACCGATCGGTGCATTCGACCGATACGCACGTCCTGATCGACGCTGACGTTGCGAGCCAATACCCATCGATCATCCTCAAATTGGGTTTGACGCCCAAGGCTCTCGGGCCGTCGTTCTTGGTCGCCTATCGTGGGATTTACGATGATCGATTGGCCGCGAAGTCGCGGGTGAAAGAGATCGACCGGGAGATCAAAGAACTCGAAGCACAGCTTGCCGCGATGGGGGAATCTGATGCCGAATGAGACCTATCATCCGCGCGGCGAACTTGTTCATGGGTATCAAGTTGATGAGCACCCGCTTTATACGACTTGGGCGACTATGAAGCGAAGGTGCAAAGACCCTACGCAAGAGAATTATCATGGCCGGGGCATTACTTATTGCGACCAATGGAAGCACTTTGTCAATTTTGCAGAGGATATGTGGCCGATACCTTTCCCCGGCGCTACTTTGGAGCGGGTAGATAACGATCAGGGGTATTCGCCCGAGAATTGTAAGTGGGCGACGCGCACTGAGCAATGCCTCAATCGTCGAACCTTCAAGAACAACACTACGGGCAAACGAGGTGTTGTGCGCGCCAGAGGGGGGCGTTTTGACGCCCGATACGACCACGAGGGCGTCAGATACGGATTGGGGCGTTTCGCTACCTCGGAAGAAGCTGCTGCTTTTAGAGCCGAGTTCGTGCGGCTCTTTCAAGTTGACCGAGAGCGGGCGCTTTCGATGACGGAGCGCCGCGCCCGGTCGGATTCCAGCGTCGGAATCAGGGGTATCTCGGCGCACTCCAAGAGCGGATTTGTGGTTCGCAAACAAGTCGGCGGCCAACGCAGATATCTCGGGTTCTCGCCGACGCTCTCTGGTGCGATCGACATTCTCACCAAAGGAGTTTGGACGTGACAGGCGATCAGATCAAGGCTCGTATCGCCGAATTGAAGGCCGAGCGCGCTCGGCAAACTGTGATCGACAAAGGGGGTAAGATCGCAAATAACGGCTGCTACGGAAAACTGGCAAGCAAGTGGTCTGTGCTGCACGCCCCGCACGCGCAGGTGGCGGTTTGCCTCACCGGGCAGCTTACGCTCCTGATGCTGATCGAGCGGGCGGAGCAGCAAGGTATCAAGGTCGTCTCAGGCAATACCGACGGCGTGGTGTTCCAATTGCCTCGGGGTCAATACGAGGGGATTGAGCGGGACCGACTGGTCGGCGGCAAGCTGAAAGATATCACCGACTGGTGGGAAGCCAAGGTCGGCTTCAATCTTGAGTTCGCCGAATATCGGGCGATCTACAATCTCTCGGTAAACACCTATTTCGCGATCAAATCTGACGGCTCGGCGAAGCGCAAAGGCACGCTTGCAAACCCTTGGGCAGAGGGTGATCTGCGCGGGCAGATGATGAAGAATCCGAACATGACGATCTGTTCGGATGCAGCGCTGCGCTACATTACCGAGGGCGTCGATCCGGCAGTCACGGTGCGCGAGTGCATGGACATCCGCTCATTCGTCACCGTCGTCAACGTCAAGGGCGGCGGCAAATGGCGCGAACAGCCGATCGGCAAGGTCGTGCGTTATGCTTGGTGCCGGGGCGGGGAGCCGATCTACTATTGCGAGCCGCACCCGAGCACCGGGAACTTCAAGAAGGTCAGCCGCACCGACGGCTCGCGTCCGCTGATGGAACTGCCCGCCGACTTCCCGGCAGACATCGATCACGACCGCTACATCGAAGAAACCTGGGACATCCTTGCAAGCATTGGCGCGATCGGCCCGGTCGGCGTCGCGAACGATAATGAGATGCTTCTGATCGAGGCGGCGTCGCTGTGACAGCGGAACTCGAAGCCGAGATCGAGGACGACGTTGTTCATTGGGCCGAGACCCGTGGCTGGCTCGTCCGCAAGATGCAGTATCCCGGTCGGCGCGGCTGTCCCGATCGGTTCTTCTTCAAGGGCGGGCGGCTCGTCATCATCGAGTTCAAGCGCCCCGTCCGAGGCCGCCTGTCAGGCAATCAGGGGCGAGAGCGAGATCGCTACGCCGCCGCGGGCTTCACTGTCCATGTGATTGACGACCGTGACACAGCCTGCTTGCTGCTCGAAGGCGTGCCCCATGCAGCATAGCTTCCGCCCGCGTTCTGCGATGCGCGAGCAACAGCGGTTCATCGCCGAGGTCGTCAAGAACGAACCTTTCAAGATGATCGTTTCTGATATGGGTTCAGGAAAAACGGCAGCGACGCTCGACGCCGTGCGCCATCTGCTCGACAATCAAGAGGTCAGCCGGGTCTTGATTGTCGGCCCGAAGTTGGTGGCGAAGGAGACTTGGCGCACAGAGATCAGGACGTGGGAACACACCAGATGTTTGTCTGTGGCGGTCTGCGTCGGCGACCAGAAGCAGCGCGCAGCAGCACTGGCCGAGGACGCCGAGATCACCTGCATCAACCGCGAGACGCTCCCTTGGTTGTGGGAAGAGGTGAACGGCCTTGGGGGGTGGAAGTGGGATATGGTGGTGATCGACGAGTCCTCGACATTCAAGGCTGGGGAGAGCCGCACCAAACGGACGCGCGTGAAGGATCGAAAGTCGGGCAAGATGCGGATGCGCCGGGGCGGCAAGCTGACCCGCTTTGGCGTGCTCGCGGCAGCCCGTTCGAAGGTCAAGCGCGTAATCGAATTGACCGGCACGCCGGGGCAACTGATCGATCTGTGGGGCCAAATTTATCTGCTCGATCAGGGCGCGCGCCTTGGCCGCTCTAAGGATGCGTTCGAGGGCCGCTGGTTCAAGAAGAATCCCTACTCGCACGAGATCACGCCGTTCGATCACAGCGAGGCTGAGATTATGGCTTTGATCGATGATCTGATGGTGTCTATGCCGAAGTTGCAGATCGTGCCGCCGCCCGTCCACACCCCGATCTACGTTGATCTGCCGCCAGCGGTGATGAAGGAATACCGGGAGTTCAAGAAGACCTTGGTGAGCGACATCTACGACGTGGAAGCAGTCAACGCTGGTGTTCTCACGAACAAGTTGATGCAATTCGCAAATGGCTCGATGTATAACGAGCAGGGCGAGGTGATCCCTGTCCACAAAGAAAAATTGGACGCCCTTGACGAGTTGATCGAGCGGGCCGATGGCGATAATGTTCTGATCTTTTATGGCTTTAGGTTCGATCTCGAAGAGATCAGGAAGCGCCATCCTGACGCGATCGTGCTTAACGAAGCTGAAAATGCTGTTTCATTGTGGAACGAAGGCAAAATCACCAAGCTGCTCGCGCATCCGGCTTCATGTGCTCACGGGCTGAATCTCCAATATGGCGGCCACATTGCGATCTGGTTCGGTTTGACATGGAGCCTCGAACTTTGGTTGCAAGCAAACGCTCGGTTGCCCCGCCCCGGTCAGACCAAGATTGTTTCAATTTATCAAATTCTTGCCCGAGGAACTGTCGATGAGCGCGCGCTTTCGGTTCTCGCCGACAAGGGGACAAACCAGGATCGCATTATTCAGGCGGTTCTCGCGGAAATTGACAAAGGGTGATCCGCGCACCGCGAAGGCGTTAACTTTCCTTGCACACCATCGTAACCCGCAGAAATCCTTAACGCTGTTGCCTACTCAACTTTTTGTTGATAGATCAATTGACATAATCGCCACTTGAAAAAGGACTGGCAAATGTCATTAGTCGTGCAGGGCGAGAACAGGGGAATACGAATGGCAGGACCTCAGAAGGGCACGCGAGAAAAGGCGTTCGCTCGTCGGTTGGATAAGGCTTTGTCATCGCATCCGAGAAGCCCTGTTGGTTACGGTCGCAACACCTGGCTGCTTCGCGAACTCACTCACCAGAACGTGAACGTATCGAACGAGACGATCCGCAAATGGCTGGCGGGCGAAGCCATGCCCCGGCGCGACAAGATGACGGCTCTCGCTAAGACCTTGCGTGTTGACGAGACGTGGCTCGCGATGGGTGTGCAGCCGGTATCAGGGCAGGCTTCTCCGGTTGGTCCGATCGAGAAGGCTACCGCTATGCTCGAAGCCCTAAAAGCTATTCGCGATAAGACCGCTGATCCCGAGATTCTCGCGATAATTGAGCGAACTCTCGACGAAGAATGA